CAATTCTTTATAGGGCTAATATTTTCGCCTTCAACATGCACTATAAAGGCATCCGGGAAAGATTTCCGTATTTCCGCAAGCCGCTCTCTTGCCTTTCCTAATTCTTCTGACGGGCATAGCATATATTTATATAAAGAGCCGACTGGACGCTGGCACACCTCGTGACCTTTGAATATAGGGTCATCCGCATTAATCTTACGTGATGACACAAGCACCTGTACCGCGTAAAACGAGGAGTCTGTCGAGAATTTTATCTCTTGCTTGACCTCCGACTCCGTATCAGGAGCCTTTTCGCTTTTCAGGCTTTCATCAAATGACTTCTTGTATTCCTTGAACGCATTGAAAAGTCTGCGGCCAAGTTCTTCGCGGTCCGCCTTGCGTCGCAATGTCGACAAGTCAGAAGGATTGGAGATAAAGCCAAGTTCCACGAGCACGGCTGGCATGGATGTCTTCCATAATACATAGTAAGGATTCTGCCAAATCCCTCTGTCTGCTTTTATCGGACCGCCCTTAAGGCTGCTGCTGATAACCTGAGCAAATTTCATACTCTGCTCCAGATAAGAATTCTGCATGAGGGTCATGAAAATGAACGATTCTGGATCAGAGGGATCAAAACCCTGATATTTGGTGGTATAGTCGTCTTCAAGCATAATTACGGAGTTCTCGCGCTTGCAAACATCCATATTATATGCGAAAAGGTCTTTGTTTGTATCCGATGACTGACCAAGGATGTGCACTGAATATCCGTTCGGGGAATTTTTTGCGCTCGCGTTGATATGTATAGATATAAATAAGTCTGCGTTCGCTTTATTGGCTTTTTCTGCCCTGCCATTTAGAGTGATATATCGATCGTCGGTCCTTGTCATAATCACTTTGACGTCAGGATATTCCTTGCGGATGCGATCTGCGAGGTCGGTGGCTATATCGAGTACAATTGTCTTTTCATAAGTCTTCTTGTCAGCACTTACGGCACCTGGATCTTTCCCTCCATGCCCCGCATCGATTACCACCACACGTAGTCCGTTAGCATCAGCGAAAAGAGAGCAGACGGAAAGAAGTCCAACCAGAAATATGCAGATTGCTCGTTTCAATATATTAATTCTTTATTATTCCGTTGTTAATGAGTGAATTAACCTTTTAATTGCGATGTTGAAGTAACAAATGAGCAACAAATAGAGACAGCAAGAACACTAAACATTGACCTTGATATTTGCATTTGATGAACCAGAAGAAATCGACTTTTCTGCTAATCTATCGTATTTATCTACCAGTGCGTAGTACTTCTCCTGCGTGCGGTCGAGTTTATCTTGAAGCCTATTGCACTTCTTCTGAAGTTCTTGATTGCGTTGTTCGTATGTGTCATGGAGTTGTTTCGCTGCATGTAACTGTTCTCTTAAGCCAGATATAATATTGATATAGTTGTCGCGTAATTTATCCATCGTTTTTGTGAGTTCGATGTTGGCTTGTATTAGATCTGTGTTGTTTGACAACGCAAGGTCTTTCGACTTGGTCGCAGAATTGAGCTGGTTGTCGCACATTATAGATAGCATCGAGGCAGCATCTGCGAGTTTTTTCACCATATCATTTGTCGTATTGATGCGTTCCTCTGACGCTTTAAGCATTTCAAGGAATACGGGCTCAACAATCTGTCTAAAGTTCAGCTCAATCATTTGAAGGTCTTCGTTATTCATATTCTATGTTTTAGTTGTTCCCATATAAATTCGCCTATACATATCGGCAGGCCAATCAAGAATACACCAACTATACTTCTAACCATTGAGGTAGCATCTTGACCCAATAAGTAGCCTGCTGGCATAGCAAAACAACCTGCCATAGTGCAGCATAACCAAGGATATGAAAGGTAGTACTTTTTTGCTTTTCTGCCATGCAGGGAGCCGAGTGTGATCGAATAAAAGAATCCTGAAAATGCATAGAAGATGTTCTGGGCTTCTAGTCCGGTGACTATCGGCGCAAGGTATTCCCAAATGAAAGGTATAATCGTTACAAGGAGTACGATAAGGGAATTGTAGTTTCTTTCATTAGCATTCATTTTTGGTTTCTTAAAAGGTTTTGAATGATAATCCAATATCTGTCGCGTTCTTCCTCCAGGCTCTTGATACGAATGCGAAGTTCATTAATTAGCTCGCGCGTATCAAGGTTTGTCTGGCCTGTCTGGGATATACTTAGCTGCTCATTACTGCGCTGAAGAGCCGACAAATCCCAACCGTTTTCATTTTTAAATAATCTGTCTTTCTTGTCCTGCGGCATGCGGCATCTTCCGCTCTCGATAGCGCAGATAAACTGCCTTCCTACGCCTAAGTATTTGCCTAATTGCTCTTGCGTAAGATTGTTGCATTTCCTGAAAAATTTGAGATTATTTTCAAGCATAGAAGTACTATTTGACAAGTTTAGCAATAGCCGCGGAGAGTTCAGAGATGGTCTTCTGCTGCTGCGCTATGACGCTCTGAAGCTCCGCTATCTGTGAAGGGAGGGCTATGTCCCGTCCTGCGATGTTCCCGTGGTTCGTGCCTGTGTTCAGTGCCGTCGAGGTCTGCTGGGGCGGCAGTCCATAGAATTCTGTAATGGGAATGCCTGTTGCTGAAGACAATCTTTCAATAGCCCCAGTTTTGAAGTCTTTTACTTTGAACATTGCGGAGGTATTATTGACAGTTTCACCGATTTTCTCCGCCAATTCAGTGATTTTGAGTCCTTTTGAAAGTAGGACTCGCTTAACTTCTTCACCACTCATAATAGTCCAATAATCAATAGAATACTACATTATAAGTTGAAAATTAGCAAAAATTTATCGAATAAAGTTTGGATAATTCCAATAAACATTGTAGATTTGCAGTCGTTGACACAAATAAAAATATGTTTATTTCGACATTAACTTTTGAATCATCTCCCAGTATTGGGACGAGCGCTTCTTCTCTTCTTCAAGGAGGGTGCGCAGGTGTTCAATCTCTTGCCGCATGGCTTCAAGAGCGGAGTCTGTCCTTGCGCCAATCGTTACGGACGCATTACTATGATTTACAGCTTGCGCAGAGATATCGCCTTTGGATAGAAGTGAGGTATCCCACCCGTAAGGGTTTGAAAGTAACTTCTCTAGCTTGTCGTCGGGAAGAGGCGAACGTCCGCTCTCGATATTGCTCAAAAAAGATTGACCGATTCCAAGAAAATCCGCCAGCTCTTTTTGCTGCAAGTTATTCTTCTTTCTGAAGTCCTTTAATTCATACATCGCACAAAAAATTACATATAATTTTACAAATATTTGCAAACTTTACAAAAGTTTACTAATTTTGTAAACGGTAACAAACAAATGCTATGCCACTGACACGGCGCAAATAAAGAAACAAATATAACTAAAATATGCAAAATACAACAAGCAAGACACGTAATTCGATGACATTTCCAGAGTTATATCGGGATATGTCCGCTTCCGAAAAGCGCGCTTTTAGGCTACAGCTAATGCAACTGACACATTGTTCGGAAGCTTCTATTCGCAGCTGGGTTATTATGCGTAGGAATCCTTTCCCCGTATATAAGATAAACATTATCAAGGCTTTGGCTAATATGGGTATAAAAACTACTGAGCACACACTATTTGCTTACGTCGACTAATATGGATGAGATTACCAAAAGACTTGATGAGCTGAAATCTATTTCGCTCATTGCTGTTAAAGAAATGCTTAACGTTGACGATGTCGCATTCATGACTGGATTTAAGCCGACATATATTCGTAAGATGGTCGAGGAGGGAAAAATCCCTTACTATAAGCCTTTTGGGGGTAAACTCTTTTTCAAAAAAACGGAAATAAACGAACTCCTCCAGGGCGGTAAAGTCCCCTCGATATCTGATATCCTAAGAACTTGTAAATAATAACTGATATGGACAAAATGGACAAATTTCTAATCAAGCTTCCCCGTCTGATTTGGCTTTGCTTGGCTATTTGCGCTGCGTGTGGGATTATCTTCGCTGGTGCATGGTGGCATATTCTAACACTTTGTGTTGCTGTTGCAATGTACTTTGCATTCTGCGAAAGTGAGGAAGAGGAAGATGGACAGAGATAAACAAAAACAGGCAATTAGGGACTTGAAGGAGTGGTTGATTGCAAAAAAGAAAAAACAATGGGAAAATACTATAAGAGACCATATAGCGAAAACTTCGACACTGAAGAAGAATACCTTGATTGGCTAAATGCTTACGAGAAGGCAGAGGAGGAACGTGCGGATTTTCGCAGAGAAAACGAAGTGGATTTTAATGACTTTGATGAAAATGAATAATCTTGATTGGTACACCAAATTTGCGCCTGTTCCGGCACATGCGTGCAGGGAAATACAGGCAGGGAAGCTAAAGGGCAAGACGGATATCAACCCACTATGGCGAATCAAAATACTCACGGAGCATTTTGGCCCGGTAGGATTTGGCTGGGTTTCTAAGATCACTGAACATTGGGTAGAGCGTGACGGTAACGAGACGGCTGTATGGGTTCGGGCGGAGCTTTCCGTAAAGAATCCTGAAACCGGAGAATGGTCTAAGCCTATTGAAGGGGTGGGCGGTGCGAAGCAATACGGCAAAGGGCAAGGAGACGGCATTAACGACGAAGCATACAAAATGGCGGAAACGGACGCGATTTCGGTGTGCTGCAAGAAATTGGGTATAGGTGCAGATATTTATTGGCAGGCCGACTCTACCAAATATTCTAACAGTTCGATACAAGATCAGCGATCATGTAAGCAGATTAAGACTAATCCTGTTAAACGGGAGAAACAATGCATAGTGAGAGAGATGCTTGAAAATAACTCCCTTGAGCCGCTTATTGTTTGGCTCGTTGAACGATACGACAAGAATACGGCGGAGATTCCGCTGGATGATATTAAGACCTTGCACGATTCTTACTTGTGGGACAAGGAAACAACTTTCGAGGATCTTGTGAACATAGCAATGAAGAGAGCTTTTGTTAATGATTTACAAACTAAAGAATAAAACATGGAAAGTTTTTACAAAATCAGCGGACGCGCGGCTGAAATTAATAATCGAATTGAGGAACTTGATGCGCGATTAGTAGAGATGTATGAGGATAATGGGGGCGAAATCACAGAATCCACGGAGGCTATTGAAAACGCTAAGAGTGAACTTGAAAACCTCAAGCAGGAGTGCATTGCTGACATTATCAACAATTCTGATGCTTATGCAGAAATCGCCCTTGATAAGATGGCAAAGAAGAAAGTACTCGTGGCGGAGATGAAGGCTGTTAAAGAAGAGCAACAGAAGATTCTTGATCGTTATCAAGCAAGAATTAATCGACTTGATAGTTCAATAGACTTCTGGAAGCAGAATTTTAATGAAGCGATGAATCTCGCTGGCACTACTAAAATTGGCGGTGCAAAGACCGACAAAATGCATAGTGTATATTTCACTACGACATGCAGCGTTGAGTGTGATAATGATGTACTTATTTCTCCTTATGAGGAATCTATAAGGGCTTTCGATGTTAGCCTTCCTGATTATTTGTCAATCGACATCAAGGTTAACAAGGTCGCCCTCAAGGGTATGACGGAAATGCCCGCTGGTGCTATGCTTATCAAGAAACAGAATATTAATATTAAATAATTTACAAAGATGGCTTATCTTAACAAAATCATTCTAATTGGGAATATCGGAAAGAATCCCGAGGTTCGACAAATGCAAGATGGAACAAAATTCGCGACTTGTTCTCTTGCCACCACGAAACGTTATACTGATCGCAATAACCAGGCGCAGGAGCAGACAACATGGCATAACCTTGTATTTTCAAACAATCTTGCTGATACGGTTGGCCAGTACTGTCACAGTGGGGATATGATATACGTAGAGGGTGAATATGTCAGCAGGCAGTACACCAACCGCGATAATATACAAGTCACGACTTATGAGGTGCGCGTGCAGAATCTTCAGTTATTAAGTCCACGTCCACAACAACCCCGTCAGCCACAAGGATATATACAAGGGGCAAGAGTCATACAGCAAGCGCAGAACAATATGCCGCAGCCTATTATGATGCCTAGTAGCCCTGCTCCGGCCCCAGCGCCCGCCCCGACTACTCGTGGATTTACTAGAACAGAAGCTACTCAACTATATGGGCAGACTTACGAGAATGGCTTTAAGTCTGAACCGGGAGTTGTTGTTGATGATTTACCATTCGCATGAAATTGAGTTTGGTAAATACTGTATCGGGTTTCCTCATTCCCGAGACGGATGAGGACTATAAGAATAAGCTCCACTTGGGGATTGGGGAAACCTATATAGCCGAAATCAAATTGGTCCGGAATCCAGAATTTCATCGAAAGTATTTCAAAATGATTGCTACGGCGTGGGCTTTATTGCCAGAGGCGGTTCAAACATATTTTCGTTCGAGTGAGGGATTAAGGAAGTATGCGGAGGTCGCTGCTGGGTATTGTGAGCCGTTCTTTTCCCCAAGCAGAGGAGAGTGGTTAGAAGTCCCGAAAAGCATTGCTTTCGATAAGCTTGAACAAGCGGATTTTGAAAAGTTGTATGTTGGAGTCCGGACCGTTTTGGATGCAGTAGTTACCAGATATGTTTCAGAAGAAGAATTTAAGAGATTATTACAATTTTAGTTTTTATGGCAGCATATATACAAGAAACTAGTTTCATCGTCATTCAAGGTTGGATGAGAACCCGATTAAAATTATCCGGGAATGACCTCATCTGTTTCGCTCTAATTTACGGATTTTCGCAGGATGGCCAAAGTGCTTTCCGTGGTTCACTGAAGTATATCCAAGAGGCTATAGGTGTTGCCACACGGCAGTCTGTATTAAACATCCTTGCTAGACTGGAAGCAAAGGGGCTTATCGTCAGGGAAACAAATGTGGTTGAAGGTGTAAAATTCACCTATTACAAAGCATATTCAGAGCCACAAAACGAGGAGACTCAAAATTTAGACACCATGTCTAAAAATTATACAGGGGTAGTCCAAAATTTAGACGGGGGTAGTCTAAATTTTAGACATAATAATATAATAGATAATATAGATATAAATATAAAAGAAATATCCCCTAAAGGGGATACAAAGAAAAGTAAAACTTTAGAAGAGCAAATCGAATTCGGGAGGACGTGTTTTCGCAAGGAGTTGGAACAGTTCCGGGGCAAGTATTCGGATGACATGCTGGCTGATTTTGCAAGCTACTGGTGCGAGCCTTTTCAAAACCCAAAAGGGAACAAGATTCTTCGGTGGCATGGCGAAAATACATGGGATTTATCCAGACGTCTTGCTACATGGGCGAGGATAGATGCCGAAAAGCGAGGACGCCAAAGGGGGCAATATAGTAAGCCAAAGCCTTTGCCAACACGAATAGACTTCGGTGGAGTAGAGTTAAGAGAAGAGGAAACCAATGTACCGCTTGAGATAGATCCAAACTCTGATTATGCGTATATGGCTCGTAAAAAGCAGAAGATGAGGGAAGCTCTTGAACGCTCGAAGCAAATGGCTAAAGACAACAATGGTGACGGCTTGACGATATTAACAAGATGATTACAATAGGCGAAATTCTGAATGCTTTGAAAGGCAGCTGTCTTTCTTCGATGTCGCCAGCGGAGCGAAGAGAGACATTTGAGCGGATTTCACGCAGTACGCTTGCGCTTTCCGGATACACGATCGCTGATGGCATAGAGGACATGGCAAAGCCAATTGCAGATATTCTCTACAATCGAGTTTATGAGAGATACCCTGGACTCCGGGATAAAGAGATAGAGCTTGCCCTGCAAGGTGGGATTATGGGCGAGTGGACAAAAACAAGGGTGCCAACAGCGGCTAATGTGGGGACTTGGGTAGAAGCATATATAAAAAGCGATATCCACCGCGACGCAATGAAACAAGTGGCCGCAAAAGCAAGGAGCTTGAATTCTGGAGTTAGTGAGGAACTTAAGGCAGAAATGAACGATAAAGCGAGGCGCGACGCAGCTTTAAAGGCCTGGGAGGATTTCAAGACCACTGGGAAGTTAGATATCTTCTTGGATGGATACGCAGTGATGATCTACGACTATCTTGCGAATTGTGGGGTTCTAAAACCGAGCCGAGAGACTATCGAGCAGGCTTTTAGAGCATCAAGAGCAAAAGCTGACAGTAATGCTTTCGCGAGAATTGGAGAGACGGCAGATAAAAGTTACCGTGGAGACTGGCGGACAAAACGCGAATTACTGTCGATGTTTTTCAAATATCTTCGCGAAAGTGGCAAAGAATTACGAATTACCGTTTGAGGGGGGAGATAAAAGAGATAGCAAACGCAAAACTCGCCACTGTTGCCTATTTGCTGGCCGATATGGCCGCCTTAATGGAACTTGCTTATAAAGTGTTTATGTCACATCTTAACGGCCTCCTGTGGGGCTTAAAACAAAAAAATAGTAGAAAGGCGGCGTTGATGCTTCGGAGAGCAGAGTAAAAGAGTGGAGTGAATATCTCAACTACGACAGTTATTCAGCAATAAAGGAAGAGAACGCAATGAAACATTTTGAGAATGCGATAAGGGAGTATCTTGACGCACGAGCAAAGGAGGACGTCAAGTTCGCTGAGAAATACTCTGACAAGAAGAAGAGCATCGGCGAGTGCTGCCGGTTCATACTCGGCGAGATAAGGAAGCTCGCCAAGGGCGGCTGCTACGGAGCCACGGACTCTGAGGTATACGGACTTGCCGTGCACTACTACGATGAGCCGGACATCAAGGTCGATGGAGAAGTCAGCGCAGAGGTGGTGATTAACCGGGAGCTGACCAAGGAGGAAAAGGCGGCTGCGAGAGAGTCCAAGAAAGGGAGAAAGAGTAGATGCGAGAAGAAGGGGCAGAAGATTATGAAAAAAGCTGACGATAAGAGGAAAGCCAAGGAAAAGCGCAGGAAGGAGGAGGAAGAGGGATTGCTGTTCCTATTTGACGACGAGGAGCTATGAGACCTAAGACCAAAGACGAGAAGTGGGTTCTGGCGGAGCAGCAGCGTCTGCCGGAGCTCCCCTCCCGGACGCTCGACTGGGCAAGGGAGAATCTGATGAGGGAGGACGGCTACACGTGGCTCGCAGGCGCATACAGCAAGAAGCGTAGGATAGTGTGGTGTCAGAACTGCGGACGTGTCGAGCGGCTCCCTGCCGATGCGGAGATAAGCCGGGACGGGTATGTATGCGCAGGTTGCGGAAGCAGGCTGAAACTCCGGGAGGAGGGGAAGAACCACCCGAAAGCGAAGTGCCACACGCACGAGTTCATCGTGGCGAGGGTGCACAGGGGCTGGCAGGTGTTCGAGAGCGTGGATCTGGAGCGGACGGTCGTCCTCGGCGAAGCCCCGGAATACAGGCTGGCGCGGAGATACGCAATCTGGATAAACTGCAGAGGGAAGGAGGTCATAGCGACGCTCTCCTATGCAAGAGGGTGCACCGGGTTCAAGTGGCTCCCGGAGAGAGGCTGGACGATAGGCAGGCACAACGGAATGGCGAGCGGGTACTACGTCTATGACGATATGTTCGACATCTCGGGGATGCAGTTCGCCCCAGGAGGGCGGTATCTTTCGGAGCTGCGCAAGAGAGGCTACAGGCCTGGGATAAAGGCCGTAGAGCACTTGAGTGCAAGCTCCCTGTGCTCAGCGCTGCTTAAGTCGAGCGTCGCGGAGACGCTGCTGAAGGCAAGGCGGTGGGCGCTGCTTGAAGTCGTGGTGACCGAGGGAAAGGGCAACCCGGTAGAGCGGTTCTGGCCGAGCGTGAAGATTGCCCTGCGCCACGGGATGAGCTACGAGACAAAGGCGGATGTAGGGCTGTGGCTCGACTATCTGTCTGGACTTCACAATGAGGGCAGGGATATGAGAAGCCCGAAGTGGCTCCTGCCGGAAGACCTGCACCTCGTACACGCGGCGCAGGTGAGAAGGGCGAACGCCATAAGGGATGCGGAGAAGCTGAAGAGACAGTTGGAGAATGACAGGGAGTTCGAGGCGGAACTGGAGAAGCGGACTGCAATGGCGGCCGGTGTGGCCATCGTGGACGGGGACATCAGCATATCCCCTCTTCTCTGCATCAAGGACTTCTATGAGGAGGGCAAGGCGCTCCACCACTGCGTGTTCTCGATGGGATACTACAAGCGCAAGGACTGCCTTATCCTCGGCGCAAGGGTCGGAGGAAAGAGGACGGAGACGATAGAGGTCAGTCTGAAGGACTTCTCTATATCGCAGTGCAGGGGCGCTGACAATATGGACAGCCCGTTTCACGATAAGATATACAAGTTAATGCAGAACAATTTAGACAAATTAAAGTTAGCTTATGCAGGAAGGTAAATTAAATTATTCGCCACTCTACGTTACCCTAAGTTATGCGGATTATGAGGCAATGCTAAATGAGATTATGGCATTACGGAAACGAAAGAGTGTGTATTACCCTCGGATAGACGAGATAGTCTTCATGCCGCACCGGCTATATGGCTATTTGCAGAGAGCGGGTATTACGTACATTAATGAACTTGAGAGGACCTCTATTGAGGACTGGAAGAGCGTTATGGGGTTTGGTAAAAAGTCTCTTGCGGAACTTCAAGAGTTGATGAATTATTATGGAATTAAGTTTAAGGAATAGAATTATGGCAAAAATCATTTACAAGGAAAGATGTGAGGGTATGGCAAAAATCATTTACAAAGAGGGATGCGATGGGCAAAATAGGCTCGAAAGCATCGAGGGAATCGAGATTAAGATGCTCAACGGACAGAAGGCATTGATTTACCCGAAATATGCAGAGAAGGAAATGCTTAAGAAAGGCGATGAAAGCAAATGTGACGTGAATTTCGTATCAGAAATTGAGGCATTGAAGAAGAAGGACAGCAACTGGGCGACCGGAGCGCTCCTGAGGTGCGGAAGCCCTGCGGCTGAATTTGTCAGCAATTTCCACTCTGATAGGCACGGCATCTTCGGGCTGCCTACCCTGCTGGCGGCAATGGAAATTCAAGACCAAAAGAAAGATATTGATGCACTTGCGGAGACGATAAAGGGTGCAGACATTCTCCGCGACTTCACCAGCGGCGTCTGGTCTTGTTCCCGTTGCAACTCGGTCGGCGGTTGGTTTGCGTATGGCTACGGCGGTTTTGCCGGCATCAACTACTTGTACGGCCGGAACCTTTGCGTCCCGACAATACTTAAAAGCGAATAATCATGGGAAATTGGACAGAAAGAGATAGGCTTATTGATAAGTATTCAGATGCCTTTGCAAAAGATTTTGATAACCCCGATGCAGATGTTTGCTTTTATGACATATTGAGTGAATTCGCAGATGAGTTTGAAGAATTGATTATTGAAGATATAAAAGAAAGAATTAATAACATACTATAATGAAAACAAAAGAACAAATAATTATGGAAATAAAAGGAAAGGTGCATTGTTTCTTTGAACAATCGGGCACTTTTAAAAACGAGTTTATAAAACTTGGAGTTCCTGCCGTGGATTACGATATGCAAAAACCTTTGTTGTACTACAAGTTGTAGAGAGACAGAAAATAATAATTGAGATTTTAGAAAAATATGGAAGTAAGATTTAGAAAATTAAGCGAGGATGCGGTTATTCCTAGTTACGCGCACATAGGAGACGCGGGGATGGATCTCGTAGCGTCATCAATGGAAATAGATGACGACGTAAACATTGTGTATCATACTGGGATAGCGATAGAAATTCCAGAGGGATATGTGGGGTTAGTGTTCCCACGTAGTAGTAACTGTAAAAAAACGCTTTGGCTCACAAATTCCGTGGGTGTGATCGATTCTGGTTATCGTGGTGAAATAACGTTTAAGTATCGTCCAAGCATAACGGTTCGTCCGAGATGGTGGAATTTTTGTGCTATTAAAAATTTTATCCGCTCTGGTTTTAAGTCTTTAGGAATAGAGTATAAATGTCAGTCTTATTACAAAAAGGGAGATAGGGTTGGCCAGCTTATTATTATGCCGTATCCTAAAGTTGAGCTTGTCGAGGCTGATTTTTTGTTTCCGTCAGAGAGAGGTTGTAATGGGTATGGAAGCACAGGAAAATAAAGAAAAATCGTTTTGGGATTGTGAGCATGGCTATTATGCTGGGGGCTGTAGGTGCAGAAAGTTAGGTGGGGATAATATTTGCTTGCTTGAACTGAACAATGATAATTTGTGCCCTTATTATGAAGAGACAATAATTTAGATATGAATAATGTTGAATTAATCGAGCCGTATTTTGAATCTATCGGGTATCATTTCGTCTCTGGCGAACAGGGGTCCATAGAGCCGATCGCAATTTTCGTCCTTCAGGATTATATCTATCAAGTGTTTGAGCGAGATATAAAGCATATAGAATTGCGCCACGAAGCTAAAAAAATGCGTAGTGATTGGCATAAGGCAAATGTCAAGCAGTTCAAGGTATTTTTTAGTCGCCTTGATAATGAGAGAAGTGATGCTATTATCGCCTTGATGGATGATTTTGCAACAACTTTACATAACGAAATTGAAATGATGCGGCTCAAAATCCTTGATTGTCTCCCGGTTGCGGATTATAATGTTCAAAAAGTTCTAGCATCTTTACAGTTATGCAATATTCTCTCGCAGATAAGTCAAATGCACTGGGTAGGCATCACGAAGAAAATGAGTAGGCAGATACTTTCAACGAAGCTTCCGTACTGTGATGCGGTTAGAAAATATAGTTGTATGCTATCTTCTGGGCTCTTCGCTGGTGCTGGAGGGAAGGAGATTGATCATAAGTCTGAAGATGAGTTGATTGCTCTTATTCAGAATTTTGAAAACAAGTTCATTCGATGGATTGAGGATAAAAGTGATTATGCTAAGTCATGATTAGTATTACGAGCATAGAAAATGAGATACTTCGCGAGCGCTTGAGTGACATCAAGGAGATATTCAAGCAAATTGAACTGGAAGGTGGAGTTAAAGGTCAGGACTTTTGTATTCCAGCAAAAATGTATTATGAGCTAAAAGAGTGTATCGATGGGTAGCAAGGAAGCAGAGTTGCAGATAAGGTGTGTAACATTTTTGACGTACCGCTATAGCCACCTCGTGTGGAATCACTCCCCTAATGAAGGTAAACGTAGTGAACACCAAGGGGCGATACTCAAACGAATGGGGATGCAGCCAGGTTATCCAGATCTGGATATTATAGATAAAGACAAGACAATACATGTGGAGTTCAAGACAGAAGTTGGGCGCCAGTCAAGGGAGCAGAAGACAATGCAGTCGCGGCTCGAAGAGCAAGGACGCAAGTATGTTATCATTCGGACCTACGAGCAGTTTGTTGGGTTGTGTCACAAAGAGTTTGGGGAGGAAAGGGATCCTGACATAGAACAACTCAAGAGAATACTCGGGCAGAAGTAAGATTAGACCGCCGTTTTGTGGCGGTCTTTTCATATTTGCCTTATGATTTAATCGATACAACCTCCAGGGATATCCCGTTCTCCTTCGGACATAATGACGGAAGATGGTGGCGTTGCTGAATCGGTGAACGCTATTCTGGTTGATGGCGAGACCGCTCCGGCAATTCCGGCTATCGATAGGGTCGGGTCTTTAGGGCTGCCCCTTGTAGCAGAGGAGGGACGGCTGCGCGCCTTGTATATACACAAGATAAATGGTACTAACTTGTATATATATGCACAGAGATATGGGGATAGAGACCGGCTGGTTGCTTATCCAGGGGCAATACTTATTCATGATCCGGGAGCTGGCAGTAATGAATATGTTAAAGATGAATCTGTCGCGGCAATTGGCAATACTCTCTCATGGTCAATGACGACTCGTGCTGGTTATGCTTTGTGGAGAGGCGAATCATACGAATATTTAGGGGAAGCTATGCCTGTTCCCAAGGTAGCCGTAGAGCCTCTTTGCTATAAAGGCACTGGAACCTCGTTATACAGCAATGTCAAAATATATAGTAGTGACAATGCTCCCGATGATACATTGTTTAAGGCGGATGCATTAGCATGGAGCAAGCAGCTGGAATTATCTCCCGATGCGAGGTCTGATTCGTACAAGAAAATTACCTCGTTGTTTTGGGAAGGCATGCAGAAATCTTTGCTTGGCTCCAAATATTTTCGGTGCCCTGTTTATGTAAGATTCGCGTTGAAACTCGTTGATGGTTCTTATGTAAGGCACACGGTTCCAATACTCGTTGGGGCTAGAAAACGCTGTTTTAGTACAACGCTCAAATATACTACGTATAGTTCGGACACAACCGTAGATAAACATCAGACAAGCATCACTATTGAAGACGAGACGGGATTCGCATATAGGATCAAGATAAGGATAGACAACGCTGAAGAGTTGCAAAAATGGAGAGACGTTGTTAGCTCCGTGGATATGTATATAAGCGAGCAGATGATATATCCTTCGGTGAATTCTGACGTGGTGTCCATAGGGAGTGCATCCACTTCATCTTCATCGGATAGAATAACAACGGTACAGCTGCCATTATACTTTCAAGATGATATTTCTTCTGAGGACGAACAACATTCCGTTGAATCAATATTGCTTGAAGCGTCTCGTGTATTCTTTAAAGTTAACACTTATTCGACAGATAATCTTTCTGAGCTTGCGAATGGTGTGGAAATAGATAATACTAAAGATTTATCTTACACCGAGAATTTATATACGAAGGAGAACTTAACAGATGATTTTCGTTCAAACAATGATTATTTGTGCGAAAGAGCGATTATTTTCAATAGGAGATTGCATGCTATAGGTGCGATAGAGAATTTTGGCCGAGGTATGCAATATACGTATAATCTTGTGCCGACCACGGAAGCCACGCAGGGTTATACGTTTGTGTATGAACTGAAGGATAACGATGGCAAAACGCGGTATGTTTATTCGAGGGATGAACTTCATACTCCTACGTTGCAGGGGCGTACTATAGGTGCAGCTCAACCTGAAACGACTTGGGGTTCTGATATCGCGCAACTACTTTTCTATCCAGATACTCGTTGTGTAGCGGTTTGGGTCAAGCACGGCAATGCAGTCATCCGACTTGAAATGAAGTCGCACCCTTTTGCAAATATGTCGTACTGGATAGGCGATATATCTAAGACTCTTTCCATGTTGACATATAGCACAACGCTTGTGTTGCCACAGGAGGATCGTGTTGGTATTTCATACTTGTACAATTATTTGTTTGTGTCATCTGCTGATAATCCGTACTACTTCCCTGTTGGGGGGCGCATAAAATTTACGGACAATCTCAAAACGGTGGCAACTATAACTACAGCACTTTCCGAAGGGCAGTTTGGCCAATTCGACCTTTATGCCTTTACTGATGCTGGTGTCTATGTGCTATCGCCAAATGATAAAGGGGAATATTTGACGCTAAAACCTCTATCTCGCGATGTTTGCTTGTCGGCGGATTCTGTGGCTTGTCTTGACAGGGCGATATGCTTTATTACGAAGAAAGGCGTGATGCTTATGGATGGTTCTACGATACAATGTATCTCAGAGAGAATGGTTGGACGACAAGTCAAAATAGAAGAAGACGTATCGAATCTTATTGCTTCTGTGATAGGAAGTCACGCTTATGACGATATAGTTTGTGACGACAATCCCTTTATGGATTTTATGCTCGGGGCGTCTATTGCTTATGACTATACCGGCTCCCGGTTAATCTTCTTCCGTGATGGATACACATATGAATATGTTTATATGCTCAAAACGGCTACTTGGCATAAGATTGTACTACCGATACAGCTAGATCACGGGATAACTCTTGACGTTAAGGTGTTGAATAGTTTCCCAGATTGCTTTACTTTTGTGCAGGAAGGTGGCAGAATGCATCTTTATGATTGGTCTACGGTCTTAGATGAGACTGATGATTCTTCTTTAACAACGAGCATCATTGTTACGAGGCCTTTTGTCCTCGATGCATCCAATATCCTTAAGAGTATAACAGACTTGCGTATTCGCGGTAATTTTGAGCATTTTCACTCTCAGCTAGTCAGACACTTGCGATGCTTGTTTTGTAATGATATTGAAAAAATCAAATCTGATGTAACATCAATTCTGGCAACATACGGGGTGTTTGTGACTGAGGAGCAGGTTGTGTCGTTCCTGAACGCGGATGATGACCTCGAGGTTGCGGCTTTGCCCGCCTCTGACGCAGAATATATGCTGATGATGTTAAATAACCTAGATGCCGAGTTTGGTTATGTCTATCTCGCCGGGAATTCGATTAAGGCGGTGCAGTATGCGCTCCTTGCCTCTCAAGATGGAGTGCATTATACTTTGCTCAAGTCTCTCAGAGGCAAATCGTGGAAGATGTTCCGGATAGTCATCATCGCCCGTCTTTCAACGAAAGAACGGTTGTCGTGGATTGATGTAGATTATGAGCTTCGGGGACGCATAAAGATGCGCTAAGTCATTTAAGTATCTCTCTTATAGCTTCGCGCACTTTTTTCTGCTTCTCCTTATCTGCTTTATAAATCTTGTATTGCGACTCATGTATTCTAATTGCGATTGTCTTATTCAAGACCTTATCGCTTTGTCGCGGCCGCCCGGAGTCAGGGCGCCAGCCGCCCCGTTTCGTCATCTCAATACGATAGCCTGACAAAGGATGTCCGCACTGCCCCATGCACTCCCCTTTCGCTGTAATCCACACTGGAATTCCCTGCTTCGATTCTGGATGATGCGTGCTTGACCTAACAATTATGTGCTCATCTGTGAGCAGATTAACTAATATCGCTTTCATTTGAGATGCAAGATAGAAATATTATTTCTATAGCGCAAACTAATTCATTGTCTATTTTGTTAATAAACACAAGAATATGCGTAATTATCGAAAATAGAGAGAGTTATGAGAGTTTAGTAAAAATAGACTGCGTGTGTCAATGATAGTTGCAATATTGCAGCATTAAATAGACAGATATGGCAGCACTAACAGCAATCGCAACGGGCTTGGGAGCCGCATCGACACTTGCAAGCTCAATCCTAGGGGCAGTTGGCTCCGCAAAAGCAAATAAGAGGGCAAATGCATTAATAGACAATGCTCAGAAAGAGAACGAATCCTGGTATGATAGACAGATGTCTCGAGATTATACGCGCAGGGCGGAGAATCAGGCAATACTCAAACGTCAGCGAGAGTTGCTTGATGAGTACTATAACCGAAGCGCGTCGGCTCAGGCTGTCACGGGCGGAACTGATGAAGCGGTAGCAATGAGCAAAGCATCTGCAAATGACGCTCTCGCGAAAACTATGACAAATATCGCAGCGCAGAGCACGGCGCAAAAGGATGCAGCCGAGCAGCAGTACCTTGCAAATAAGGCGACTTTAACGCAACAGCAGATTGCAGCGCAGCAGGCAAAAGCACAGCAGGTTGCAACAGCCGCTGGACAGGGTATATCCGCAGGTTTAAACTTACTTGGAAGTACAATAGCAAAAGAGAACGCGTGATATGAGCGACAATATTGAAGAACTGCGGAAGAAGAACCAGGAAGCATATGACGCTTATCAGAACAACGTAAATACTGCGACTAACGAGCTTGTTGCAAATCGTAATTCGGTTTCAGCTGACTTGCAGTCCGCGTTGTCTGAAGCCGAGGATAAGCGAGCACAAGCGGCTAAAACCTATAGCGAAATAGTCAGAGGAATGCAGGCTGACGCAAAAATGAGAATTGAGAATCAAAAGAACGCTGACAAGATGAACGCCGCGCGAGATTCAAAGTTGTCGCTGTTTGGAGGTATAGCTGACGCTGCCGCTGCGCTCGTGAATCTAATAGGGACAAGCAAAGGTGCGAATTCCGCGCAATATGCGTCGCCACAGCCAGCTTGGCAGGAAAGGATTAACGCCTTGCGAAAAGAGCGAGAAGCGCGTATTGAGCGCTACAAAAACGAAGCAGATGCACTTGAAGAACAGTCAGCGCGACTTGATTATAGCACAGCTCTTGACTTAAGCAATGCTGAAAAAGAGGACGCGATAAAGATTGCCGCGCGTAACGATGAAACGAATAGTCTTAACCATCAGTCGGCAATACAATCTGCGAAGACTGGGCTTGAGGCTAAACTCGCAGACACAAACCTTGAACTTCAGGGCATAAAAATAGAGAACGAAGCGCAGGCGCGACGTGAACGGAATGCTGTAACCGCCGCCAACAACGCAGCAACACAAGCCCTTAAATATCAAGACCTTGTCGCTAAATGGCGAAATAAAGGCTATGATATAGAAACGGGCAAGTGGAAGAATCCGGCATCTGGACAATTTGACCTTGACGTACCTTCAGGTTCTTCTTCCGATCTTACTGAGAGTCAATTAAAGAGCGCGAGGGATAGAGTAGCGCGCCAAGCTGGTCTATCTAACTATGACGAATACCTTAAGATGAAGAAGGGGAAAAAGAAGAATTACAAGAGATGGGCAGAAGATAATCCTCGAGTAGATCAACTGCTTAACACCCTTCAACATTTAGAATCAATTGATAAAGACACGCGCAAAAATCTCTGGATGGACGACATTTTCGTTCAGGCGATGCTGGGACCAGACGAGGAAGGTTGGGAACTCGATGTGGATTCTAACGAAGGAAAGGTTGGTGTTAAAAGAGAGAGTATTGATGAAGAATTTGCAGATTAAAATGGAAGACAACGTACAATATAAGATCGAGACCCCAGACGGTCGCACAACGACATGGGATGCCCAGAAATGGCAAAGCAAAGGTTCTGAGCTTATGGCAAAGTATCCTGATGCGAAAGTTATATCAATAAGAAATGCAGATAAGGACACTCAATTTGATGATAATAGCTTTGTTGGCATCGAATTGAGTGACGGTCGCACAACGACATGGGATGCCCAAAAATGGCGAAGCAAAGGTTCTGAGCTTATGGCAAAGTATCCCGATGCCAAGTTATCTTCGCTTACAGATGAAGCGTATAATTATAACGCAAAGAGAGCCGAGGAGCAACGAGCAGCACTCGCGGATTTCGACAATGCGAATAGTTCATTCTTTAAGTCTCACGAGGCAGATTCTTTGATTGCCAGCGAAGGCGGTGCAGTTGGCGCGAACTATGATGCAGAAGAGGAAAGGTATAATACCCTGAAAGCGCAACGAGAGAAAATGGTTGCAGATTATTCCGCCAATCCGGCAGTACGCAATGATTATACATCGAATGCGAAGTATGCAGACTATATTGCTGATAGTTATAAGCGGAAAATGCAGGATTTGCGTGATGCGAACCGGATGAGCACCGCCGCCACAGCTATGTATTCTGGCGGTATCAGGGAAAATGAGGATTACCATTACTATGAGCAAGCGTATAAATTAGCGAAAGATGCAAGTAAGGCATATGCAGCGCCTGTGGCGCGGCAGAAGAATGGATTTTCTGAATACCTCTCTGACATGGGGAAAGGTGCAGGCAAAACATTCAGCGATATCGATTTCTGGTCTCGCGGCTTATCGGCTATAGATCGAAATCGAAATGTCCGTGGCATCATTCAGTCGCTTTTGGATAAAGGCATAAATGTAAACACTGCAACAGAGTCGGAGCTGCGCGATGTGCTTACTCCTGGCCAAGTAGAATTATTGTCTGCCTTTGCTCTCAATGCGCAGGCTCAAGCAGATCGCTCGATGACCACCGCGCGAGGCTACAATGCAGGTATCACCGCCGCAGAGTCACTTGGATTCATGGCCGAATTCCTATTGACCGGGGGTATTGCGAATTCAGCAGGCATGGCCGGGCGAGAAGCGTCCACGGGATTAGGTCGTCTTCTCTCTCGTGAATTGATGCGAGGAGGGAGTGAAAGTGCAATTCGTAATGGCGTGACTAGAAGCATGATAAACTCATTCAGCAAGGCTGGGCGCTTGTCATCAGGGGCAAAGAAAGCCACGAAGATTGCAAGCGAAGTAGCAAGCAAAGGGTATGGATACGTTGTGCGCCCTCTTGAGGGAGCTGTATTACATACAGCGTTACACCCATCCACATATAGAGAAATATCTAATAGTCTTACGCAAATTAACGATAGTGGAGAACTTGTTAAAGCTGGAGACGTCATCGGCAATACTATTCTTGATCAACTTGTCGAAAACTGGTCTGAGATGACAGGACGACCTATAGATGATCTTCTTGGTGTTCCGCTCAAGGCTGCTGGGGCTTTAGGGAAATCTCAAAAATTCGGGCATACAACATTAGGACAATGGGGCAAGATGCTCGCAGATTCACGCGCAGCTAATATTATTCAAGATGCTGGGTTTAATGGTCTTATCGGAGAAATGGGCGAGGAATGGATTGGCAATGCTGCGCGCGTCGCTTTAGGTATTATGAGCAAAGACGACTTTGAAAAATTCGCAAGTGCGGAGAGCCAAATTGATATGGCCGCTTCCTTTGCCCCTATGACTTTATTCGGGCTTGGAACATCATCTTATCAGGCGTCAAAACAAGCAAAACAATACAATAAGATCGCGCAGAGCATGCGAGGGGTTTTAAATCGTCAAGGCATGTCTGAAGATGAAATCGCCAATATAATGGATGTGAAACACACGAAAGAGGAGATTTCTCAAGCACTTGCACCTGTTCTCAATAAGATTGTTCGCAACTCCAACGACAACAACACTTCATACGAGGACTATATAACAACACTGAAATTCGCGCAAGCTATAGCGGCTCAAGAAGTATTGGGTGTTGCGCAAACCGTTGAACGCACTCGCGCTCGTCAGCAGGAACGAGAAGACATTGCCATGCAACTTGGTGCAATGCCTAAAGAAGTGACAGACGAAAATGGACAAAAGCGCACATCGTACCTTGAAGATCCGCGAGGTAATATATCATACGAGAAGCTCGTGTCTACTCCTGAAGGGGACTTCTCCGTAGAGGTCGTCACTACTGCTACTGATAGCGAAGGCAGCTATTATGTCATAGAGGACGAGAATAGCGATATATTGATGCTGAAGAACCAGATGGACATATCAAGACAGCCACGCTTGATGAGCAGAGAAGAGTTTAATGATGCTGTCGAAAATGGAGAAATGTCTACTGAGACGTCAGCAGTTGGGGATTACCTCGATACGCGGATAAACGCTCGTATGGAAGAGCAGCGCAGACAAGCATTGAGAGAGCAGTCGAATGATGCGCTTCAAAACATAATGCGGCACATAAAGCCTGGGAATGTGGTAAATTTCGGAACAAATGATAACCCACAAAACGGAGAAGTTTTAGCTATTGACAATGATGGCGCAGTCGTGGATTTTGGGCAGCCGACGGCACTGAATGGAGCGACATTACAGATCCACAGAGTATCTCTTGAACAGTTGGGAAACATTCTCGGTATCGATGCGAGTGTTCGTGATGAACAACAAATTGATGAGGAGCAGGCGGAAAGGGATTTGGAGAATGAGGATAGGGTTAAGTCTCTTAATGAGCAGTTGAGAGATGTGCAGTTCACGAGAGACGGAGAACTATTCACATTCGTTCGTATGTTTCAGGCTCCGCAAACAAACGAACAAGGAGAAGAGGTCGCCCATATTGTCGCAACCAATGATAAGGGCGAAGACGTAGAGGTAGATGTATCTCTCGATGATCTTTTTGCGTCAAGAGATGAGGAGGGGCAACCTTCCTTGCCGGAAGCAACGCAAGAGCCTCGGTCGGATAATGAACTCATTGATATCCGGGGCAATGTGATACCTCTACGCAACAACGAAGCAACTGGGCAGCAAGAAGTAGATAAAAGAGCATTTAAAGAGCGTGACCCGGAGGCATACTATGCGTGGAATGATGGCAGACGCGGTGGCAATGTACAGGATTCCATGCAAGCGTTAAATGCCGACATGACTGCGGAAACCGCTAGACTCGCCGAGCTGGAAAAGCTCCTTGAAACAGAGACTGACCCGGATACGAGAGATGACGTCCAGAAGCAGATAGATGAGCATGAGAATAAATATAATCTATACGCAAGCATATATCAGAAATATGATGCTCAAACGGACTATCAGAATAAGCAGCTTGAATTCTTGGAACGTTTTGCGGAGGTAAATAACGAATTAGCGAAGGCAAAGACGCAAGAACAAATAGACGCTTTGGTGAAGATTAAAAGCGACCTGATGCGTAATTATGTTGCGGAGACCATCAATGGCGCGACAAGAATAGAGTCTGCGAAAAATGTTATTGCACTACAGAATGCTATTGGGGCGGTGGCTGATACGCCATTTAGCGTGATAACAGAAGCCTCCGTAGAAGAAGCCATGCGCAAAGACGGAGCATCAGAAGAGAGCATTAATAAAGTACTTGCTAAACTTGCCGAGGTCAGCGATATCCGAATTCGTACTGGTAAGAAATTCTACGCTACAGGCTTCTACAACGCTGGCAAAGTGTATGTCTTTGTAGAGGGGAATACATCTGAAGATAGAGCTATACAGACATATTATCACGAAAGACAGCATCTGCTTAACGCCAAGGACTCAAGGGCAATTAACGAGGTACTGTCATTAGCAGACAGCAACAAAGACAGCCTCTTGCAGGCACTTGGCTTACTCATTGGTAACACAACTGCCTACCATGGAGCAAACGTCAAAGAACTCGCAGACGAAATAGTTGCGTTCGGCCTTGAGAGAGCGTCTATAGACAAGGACTTCAGGCAAGAACTGCGCGATAAAGGAATAAGTGAAGGGCTAATTAATATTTTATATAATGAATATGCAAAACAACACGGATTATCAGACAGTAACACTATTCGACAGGAAGACGGGAATGCGGATGTCGATTCAAGTAACACCGGAGATAGCAAGCAAGATGCAGACTTTGAGCGAGCAGCATCCGGAGATGGACAGCTGGACGCTGCACAGCTTAGCGCTGACGCGGGAGTAGACGGCGGCGAGCAGCAGGAAGATGTAAATACTGATGCTGTTTCGGACCATGCAGGAAGCGGAGCAGAAGCAATAAATCAAGTCCTGGCGATTGAGGAACAACGAAAAGTTGTAGACACGGATCCAACCGAAGCGCAGAAAGAAGCAGGCAATTATCGCATGGGTCACGTGCGAATAGACGGATTGGATATTTCTATAGAGAACCCGCGAGGCAGCACACGTAAGGGCATAGATGCAGACGGCCATGAGTGGCAAACCGAAATGCATAATGACTATGGGTACATCCGCGGTACTAAGGCTGTGGATGACGACCATATTGATGTGTTCCTATCAGATAACCCTACTAAGGGCAACGTGTATGTTATCGACCAGGTGGACCCAAAGACCGGAGAGTTTGACGAGTCCAAGGTTATGTATGGCTTTGATTCGGAGCAGGACGCAAGCGAAGCTTATCTGTCAAATTATGAAGATGGCTGGCAAGGCCTTGGTAAAATCACCGAGGTTAGCAAAGAAGAGTTCAAGAAGTGGATTGATTCTTCCACGCGAAAGACAAAGCCGTTCTCGGAATATGCAAGCGTGAAAGCTGCTGCAACTAAGAAAGAAAACACGACAGACAATCAAGGTAATCCTGTAAATGAAGACGGGACACTGAAGATAGATAAGATAAAGTCTATCGACGATTTGACGGACGAAGACTTCCGTAAGTACACGGAAAGACGGGCAAAGGAGAACGAAGAGAGAGCTAAAGAAGAGCGTAAGCAGCGTCTTTTGTCACAGCCGACAAGAATGGATGAGGCCTTCGGACTTATCCCCGTAAAGGATATAAAGACGGCCGCAGATATTACATCTAATATTGAAAAAATAACCTCAATTCTTGCAGACAATGAAAAAGGGATAACAGACGCGGACCATCCTTTATCTAGCTATGGTGGATTCATTTATGGACATAATTTTCTTTTCAATGCTCAAAAGCAGGTAGAAAATTATGTGCGTAGTCTTGATGTCATAGATTCCAAGATTACTGATGAATGGAAGGCTACAACAGGAATTGATAATGTAGAGAAACTTGCTGACTATGTAAAAGACCTATATAAGGCAAAGCAGACAGAGATAAAGCCTATTGTCAATGGCTCAGCAATCTACGACCAGTCTTATGAAAAGAAAAACAGTGTCTCCGACAATACGACAGACACTGTAGAAACCGATGGAAGCGGCAAGCGGAATGACACTGCTATTCCGCAAAACACTGTTTCTGATGGCGAGGGAAAGCAATCTTCTGAAACAAAGCAAATATCAAAGGAGGAAAATAGAGCACCGAGGATTAAGAAAGTAAATCCATTTGATTTTGCTATCAAAGAAAAGAACACGCAACGGCCTATATTCAAAGGTGTGTACCATGATAAGGGTATGCTTGTAGCTACAGATACCTCTATTTTAATTGCAATGAAAGATGACTATCCAAAAGAACTTGAAGGAGCAGTTACTTTTAAGGATGGACATGTGACCGCTGATGTAAAATTCCCAGATTGGAGAGCAATATTTGATAAGAAATCTACAGGTGAACAAACGAAAGTAGATATTACTCTTGACAAATTGGCTTCATATCTTGATAAAATAAAGGCGGATGTACCTAAAAAGATATTAACAGATGAAGATCGGAAAGCATCTTTTGTTGTAATTGATTTTGGATATGGTGTATCAAGTGCATATAATTATGAATACCTTGTCAAATTCGTAAATGCGGCCCGTTACTTAAATGCCCAAGTGTCTTATTGCTCAACGGGTGGTTCATCATGGAATTCTCTTAATAAAAAACTTATAGCGGAAGGTACTAATGGCAAGGTGGCTTTATTCCCCGTGAAATATGAATCTGAAAAAAACTATAAGTTCAATTACAATATTCCATTGAATGAAGCAGGAGAAACTCATTTCAGTATAGCGGAATTGTCAAGCGAAGAAATATCTAATGAGCAGAATAAACATAAGAAAGCGCAATTAGATATAATAAATGCAACAAATCCTATGCACGATGACTACCACACTGGTATAAGAGAAGTTGGTGACATAATGACACTATTCGAGGCTGTAGAGGAAGCTAAGACCGAGGATGAGGATGAACTATCGTCATATCCTGATGTCCCAGATGACGTGCTCGAATCGGCGCTGGAATCCGGTAAAATCACTGTGTATAGCAGCAAGCCAATAAAGAATGGTGAGTTTGTTACGCCTTCTCGTATGAATGCTAAGGACTTTGCTGGCAGCGGAACTATTTATGAAAAGACAGTGCCAATTAAAGATGTAGCATGGATAAATACTGACGAAGGGCAATATGCTAAAACAGATATTCAGTATTCTATCGAAGAAAAGAGACTATCGAATGGTACCGAGGCTAAGCAACCTGCCTTTGACGCCGCTATGACGATGCTTGATAATGCAGGCATTCCAGTAGAGATGCTTTCCGACGAGGCTATGAGGCAGATGGCAGAAAAAACAAATGCACTCGAAACCGTCTCCTCTCAAGATGAGTATCAACAAACCGTCGTCTCAAGTGCATCTAGTGCAAAGGTAATAAATAATTTGGATAATCTGGCCAAATTTCTTGAAAATGAGCCCAAAACTAAGGAGAAGACATTTCTTGGAGCATTAGCAAAAGCTCTTGATGCAAAGAAACACGGGAGCAATAGCCAGTACGCAACATTTGAGACAAAAAATGGCGCTATTGTCACAATCAGGCTTGCGAACCATAATGCCGCAACTTCAACCTTCGACAACCACGGCGAGGATAATGGTATCAGTATAGTCATCAGTGCAAAAGAAAATACCGGCATAAACAATGACGGCAATGCGCACGTTACTGAATTTTATTACGATGCTATCAAATTACGTAAAGCCGAGGGTAAGCCTTTGGCTGAAATCGTCAAGTCAATAAAGCAAACCCTTTATAGCGGAGAGTATAAAGACACCACTGGTCTTGCGCAAGTACAGGAAGTGAACACCGACAGCGTGCCGGAGCTGATGACTGTCTATCACGGCAGCGGCGCCAGGAACTATGTCATATTTAACGAGGATGACGCGAAGATTACCGACCGAATCGACTTCCTAAGAAATGGAGATGTGGTTTATGGTGCTGCTGTGGGTGGAAAGATATTGCTCAATGCCGATAGGCTGAACCCAAATACACCTATACACGAATATACGCACCTTTGGGATAAGGCTTGCCAGCAGAAAAATCCAGAACTATGGAAACGCGGTGTAGAGCTAATGAAGCAAACTTCTTTATGGAAGGAAGTGGAGAACGATCCGAATTATGCTGGGCTTAATGAGGACGGCATAGCGTCCGAGGTGCACTCCCGTCTTTCCGGAGACAACGGGGAGGCCGTGCTCACGCGGATGTCGCAGGAGATCATCGACGAGGGTGGAAGCCCGATCGACATGGCCGCGAAGTTCTCCGTCATCTCACGGCTGAAGAAGTGGCTGTCCGACTTCTGGCACTGGGTGAAGGACACGATGATCCCGTGGAGCCGGGAGGAGGCGGAAAGAATCTCGGTTGATGACTTCGTCAACATGCCGCTCTCCGATCTCGCGAAAGGGACGAAGCTTTCAGGAAAGTCTGAGACCGAGACGGAACGCATAGTGCGTGAAGCCAAGGCGGACGGAACGTACATGAAGGCCCCGAACGGCAGGCCGAGCAACCTTGACGAAAGCCAGTGGGCGCAGGTGCGCACGAAGGCCTTCAAGGCGTGGTTCGGAGACTGGGAGAAGTCCGCGCGGATCGAGAAACTCCGGGACAGTAAGCCCGCAAGCATCTCCGGCAAGGAAATACCTATCTCCTATGATTTCAGACAAAACAAGAAAAACGCCCTTGAGTACGGCAAGGGTCTGCAAGGCTCATATGTCAACAAGGATACGGGGGCATCCATTCAACTTCAGAGAGGCAGGAAGAACGGAGGTCTGCACGAAGTCCTGCAGCACAACTATAAAGACCGCGAGCACATCCAAAGCATAGCTGCGATTCCACAGATTATAGAGAACTCAATCTATATTGACAGCGAGGCTAACAAGGACATTGCAAAGAACCCGTCCGTCACCGAATACCAGCACTATGTATGCGGTCTCAACATCGGAGGAACTGACTATACAGTCTTGGCGACAGTCGCTGTGGATAAAGACGGTAGCAGGTATTATGACCACAATCTGACACGGATAGAAAAAGGAAAACTGCTTGACCAGATAAAGGGCCAAGCAGTAAACCGCGAGAGTTTTGACGCAATGTCCGGAACGAATCCTACTACTCTCTCCGGCAAAGATAAGAGATTGATTTCAATTCTCCAAACTGATTCGTCAAAAGCTGTAGACGAGAACGGCGAGCCGAAGGTTCTCTATCATGGAGGGCCGTACAGATTCTCTCGGTTCGATACATCAAGGCTTGGACAATCCACCGGCGCTGAATCAGCGAAGGAAGGCTTCTTCTTTACCGACAGCCGTGACCTTGCGGAGCGGTTTGCCGAAAACTCCATTGACGAACTTCCGACCGCCGATGTGGAGAAGCTGGTCGAGGAGCGCCTGTCCGGGATGGAGGGGACGGAACTGGATGACGCATACCGTGCCTACCGGAACGACAGCGGTTCCTATCAGGATTATATGGATGAGACCGGAAGGGCTGATGATGTGGAGTTCCTGAGGGACTACAGCGGAGCATATGAGGACGGCATGACAGACGATGAGGTCAATCGGGCCTTCGTGATGAATGAAATCACGGAAAAGATAGAGAACGGCTATTTCGGCGACATGCAGGAGGTGACCGAGGAACTCTCCGCTCTTGGCGTGGAGTTCGGGAATACGGAAGCCGTGTTCCTTGACCTGCGCGCCCCTGTTGTCGACGATGTCAAAAGGGATTATTTCCATGAAGGGGAGAGTGCGAGTCCTATGACACCGACCTTGAAGAAAGCGAAGAGTGAAGGCGGAGACGGAGCTGTGTTCACGAGCATAACGGAGTACGGCCAGAAGTCCCCGGCCGCGCAGTATGTCGTGTTCAGTCCGAACCAGATCAAGTCCGCCACAGATAATCTCGGTGAGTTCTCAGTGGAGAATGAAGACATAAGGTTCCAGTTCGCCGGGGAGAAGGGTGCTGGACAGATGGACAGGAGAGACAAATCCACGATGCGTCTTGACAATCTCGCCGTTGCAAGGCAGATGGAGGGTGCAGGCAAGGATGCCAGTGCCATAAAACTCGCCACAGGCTGGGAACGGGGCGTTGACGGCAAATGGAGATATGAGATTCCGGATCTTAGACTTCGCCCAAACGAATCGTTTGAAAGATTATATTATGAATATGCCTATTATGGAAGCGTATATAAGGAAATAAGAGAGGCGGATCTTAAAGATTCCCCGGACTATGCATTGTATCAGCGATTACAGGATAAGATGAACAGTATCGTAGACAAGCAAGATGAAGATGCAGGTATTCTTAGTTACGAAGAATACGAAAGGCTGGAGGAACAATGGAACAAAGCCAATGATGAAGCGACCAGAATTGAAGAAAAATATGGCTTAATAATTCCGGCCTTCAAGTTGTCGGAAATCATTAAAGCACCGGAGCTGTTCAAGGCATACCCGAGCTTGAGGTACTACTCGGTGCATACCGGTGATACCCAAAATCCTGGTGCATATGCAGAGTGTGATGCCGATGATATGACTATTACCATAAATCCTTATGTTATTGGAAGAAGACAGGATAAACTTGAACGAATCTTGGTGCACGAAATTCAGCACGCGATTCAGGAAATTGAAGGTTTTGCCCTAGGTGGTGGCCCGCTGCAGTTTGAATTATTGTTTAAAGAGGCCAAGGATGAGTTGCATGCACGCGCATACGCCCACGCTCTGGAGGAGACCGCAAAGGGTCTTGGAGATGCCCGCAATCAGGCTGATGCACAGAAAGCCTTGATTGAAGAGTACAGGGTAAGTGGACTGCCTCTTCCTGATGAGGAGACCCGAACCAAAGGATTCAACTATTTCGTGCGTGGTTATCCGGATAGAAGCAAGGATGCCGTCATCAGGCATTTCAGACTTGATGAATCCACACGTCCGGATTTCGACTCATATAAAGAATACATGCATGTCGCAGGAGAGGTCGAGGCGAGGAACGCATCTCGAAGGTTCGATATGGATCAGATAGAAAGGCGCAGTACTCTTGCATCGGAAACCGAGGACGTGGCACGCGAAGAACAGATTGATATCGGTGATCTGTTCGACGAAAAGCATGCCTATTCCGCTTCCATAGTTACCGACAGGAAGGAGCGGGAGCGTCTGGAGTCCGAGCCGACAATCAAGGTCTACCGCGCAATGCAGCTCGTGGACGGCAAGCTATACCCGCCGATGTCCGGCAAGGTGAACGGCAAGTGGCGTGACGGCATTTCCGTTGAAGATCTTGGGAAGGTCTGGGAGAAGGCGGAGGAGAATCCAGAGCTTGCAGATGATAAGGGTCGGTTCGTTCTTAACAAGGGCAACGGAACGACCTTGAAGGCAAGATACAATCCGTACATCCACACTTCTACGACACCTCTGAACGATCAGTTCTCATCCGCGCAGTCACGTCCTGAACTAGTCACCGTGGAGGTGGAGATTCCAAAGAGCGAACTGACTTCCGGCTACAAGGCGGACAAAGCAAAGGATAGAGTTGGCAAAGTAGAGTGGAAGGCAGGTGTTATTCAGAGTAAGCTCTCTGGGACGCGGACAGTCATCCTTTCTCGCTGGGACAAGCCAATGCGCATAGTGCCAGAGAGCGAGGTGGCGGACAAGATTGTTGAGATGTTTGACGGCAAAGACGTTACGATGCCGTCTAATGTTGTGACCCCTGCCCTGCGCGCAGAACTCGAAAAAAGAGGCGTGCCGTTTGTTGAGACGGACAATCAGGGAAGAATTAAGGCTGAAGAGCAGGATGTTGTAGACATGCTCTACGACGAAGAGATGGAAGCCTCTAATGAAATATTCAATAAGGAGCTGCAGCTGCAGATAAAAGGTAAGCTACCAAGCGACCATATATATAGAATGGGACAACCAGGAAGAATATTGCTGTCAACTGGTGTGCCAGACTTACCTATACAAATGAATGCTTCAAGGCTTAAAACAAAAGCTACATCATATGGGCATGACTTTGAACTGAGTGAAATAAAGGATTTGGTGAAGGCATTGCAGACACCTTTGGCAGTATTCGCCTACGGTGATAAGTCAAAAGCGCAGAATATAATTGTTCCATTGCAGAAAGACGGAAAGAATTTCATAGTCGGTTTGTCGCTCAACCCGACAGTTGGAGGAAGAAGCCTTGAAATCAACAGTATAAGGAATGTGTTCCCAAAAAACAACTATGAATGGTTGAATTGGATAAGCCAAGGTAAGGCGTTGTATTTGAACAAAGAAAAAGTTCAAACCCTCATAAACCAACAGCGAACGATTCTCGCTGACGTGGAATATCTGGATTTGAACTCTGTTGCGAATATAGTAAAAAGCTTTGAGAACCCAAGGGTTTCTTCCGGAAATGTTGCAGAAAAAGGCGATATTCTCCCTGATGACACACGCTTCCGTATAGTCGGCGGTAATAGCGGATACGTGGGATACTCAATGAGCAAGAGAGCGGCGGAGGCAAAGGAGAAAGGTCGTTTCCCTAAAACACAGTTTGTTAAGGAATATGGAGTTCCGGCATCGCACCTTGATGCTCTTGTTGAAGCAGGAATCATAAGCAACGATGAATGGCATCATACGTCAAAATTCGGGAATAAGACTACGTTCTATTCTTGGTCTGATGATGTATACCAGCAAGCATATAATACCAACAAGGATTCAATTAACGAACTCGCCAAACAATACAACGAGGCAGATTCATTGGCTAAAAGAAGGGAAATTGCTTCTGAGATTTATGATGTTATAGAGCATACTGACGAAGTCGTGGCCTATCGAGAGCAGGAAGCGAAAGAGTATGAAGAAAGGCGGAATCGAGTAAAGTGGGAACTTACACAAAGAAGAGAACTCGAGACGCAAAAAAAGAATGAACTGTCTCATGCACGAGAGGTTATGTCAGGACTATCCGATAAGGATGAACATATCCGCAAGACTGCAAATGGTTACTGGTACAATGCGGATAATCAAGTTTCATTACAGCTGTCCGATGACGGAAGAATTCTAAATATCAGGTATCCCGCAAACACGGATAATTCTCAAAAGAAAGGACTTCGTAACGTAGCAGAAAAAGCCTTCGGTGATGCATATAAGACTGAAGAGGAACTTTTAAAAGGAGCCGCGGGTGACAATGCAGAGGAATCAAACAGGACTCTATTCTCTGTCGCAGAGTCGTCTAATGAGCGAGAGAAGATAACGGAGTCGTATAATGGTTTGCAAATGCTTGGAGATGAACAATGCTTGCAACTGTTGCTTAAGACATTCTCGGCTCTGCCAGAAAGCACTCGTGCCAAGATCACTAAACTCGCTCCTGCGAATGGATACAGGTTTGATAAAGCTGTGGCTGACTACTATTCCCAGTTGGCCCAAAAAGAAACTCTTACGGAAGAAGAACTGCAAGATGTTCGCACAATACGAGATATTATGAAAACCGCATTGGGGGTTAGACATCTATCTATGGACGAAGTCCTATGGTCGCTCTATAATACGGCGAACAAGGGGAAAAGAGGATTTCTTGCCATTGCTAATAGAACACTTGTGGCCGACAAGCTTGGATTCTTGCCAGAGGATACAAGAAGACGCGATGATGTAAAAAACGGGGTGCGTTTCTCTATCATAGAGGACGCTCATAGTGCATCAGCCGCACAAATGTATAATAAGGCGACCTCGTATTGGAAAAACCGGCTCAAGGAGAGTTTTGTAGACATGAATGAATCTATAAACGACTTGGTATCTGCTATTGAAATAGCCACAGGCGAGAATGCAAAAAGCTTCGAGGATGTCAGGCTGGCTCTTAATCAGATGTCATCTAAGGGGTTGAATCGCATGACAAGATATACGTCCGAGTACCTCGAACCAATGTGGGGCGCAATTAAAGACATTATGTCTGCAACCGGTATGACGTATGAAGATGTCGTTCGCTATGTGATGCTTAAGCATGCAGTGGAGCGTAATGACGTTTTTGCAAGACGGGATGCCAGAAGATTTTATCAAGACGAATTTGATAAATCGTCAGAGCCTTTGTTTCGGAAAAAGGCCGAAAAGGTCAAGATGCGTAGGAGAGCGATGGTTGCTGGCGACTTAAATGCGGCTATGGCTCTTGATGTAGAGATAAATAGTATTGAAGCGCAACTGCAATCCTTAAAGCAATCTCTTGATAGACATTTGGTCATGGTGGATAACGGCACTGCTGCGAAATACAAGGAATTCCGCGAAAATGATTATGGCGGACTGACATCCATGTATTCTTCGTATCCTGGGCTTGGTTCTCGCGCCAACTATGCGTCCGAGGAAGAATATAATGCTGCCGCAAGGAAGGTCCGTAAACCAAAGTATAGCAATGTGGCGGATATGGAAACGGCGGCCCGTGACGAAGTCTCTTTATTCGAGAGTAAAGCAGCCGCTGCCCAGTTCAAGAATCTATGGGATAGAATCAACGCTGCTACCAAGACTATTCTCGAAAATCAATATAAGAGCAATGTTTTAAGCAAAGAACAATATGAGTACGCGCGAGATGAATTTAATTACTATATACCATTGAGAGGCTTCGCCGATACGGAAGCGGATGACATTTGGTCATATTTCGGGGCTAGTCAGGCGGGGAACTTCGCTCCTGCGCTAGTGTCCGCGATGGGGCGTAAGTCAGAGGCTGAGAACCCATTTAATTGGATAGGGACAATGGCATCATCCGCTATCGCACAGAATGTCAAGAATGAAGCTAAACTAGCTCTTTACTACTTTATCACAAACCGACCAAATCAAGATCTGGCGACCATTGGAAAGGTTTGGTATCAGTTGGATCCAGCCGCGACAGCAGCGTATGCGGCTAATAATCCTAATAATCCTAAGAAAATATTTGTCCCTGTATTCCCTACATTCACCTCCGGGCTGGACGACGTTGCAATGAAGGCGGCCTATTCTCAGTGGGAAGCGGACATGAAGACAAAAGCCCAAAAAGGTGAAGCCTACCAACGAAACAATAAACTAAATGTGCGTTCCGATGTCGCGTTTGTCAATCCTCACGAAGAAAACGAACACGTTATTCGGGTGAAAGTTCGTGGTGAAGATAAGGTGATTTACGTGAATGGTAACCCACGCGCAGCGCAAGCTGTAAATGGGTTGCTCAACCTTGAAAGGCAAGGTGATTATCAGAAGTTGTTTGGTCCTGTCCTGCGGTGGATGTCTGCTGTAAACACAAGTTACAATCCGGAGTTTTGGATTTCCAATTTCCAACGCGACTTTTTGTTCTCGCTTATGTCTTCTACAATAAGTGGAGAGGGCGCACGCAGCCTTTTGAATGGTTATATCAACCCACGCAAGATGATGAAGATGCTTAGAGATTATGAAGATGATAAGCTCGGAAATGGGAAAATTGAATCTTATTATCGTGAATTTGCGGAAGGGGGCGGTATAACTGGATACTCCGTTGTGAATGGGAACGAAGTTTGGGAGAAGGAGATTAAGAAATATCTAGAGCCGTCAACGGCTTCCAAAATCCTGAAGTCGCTTAAGCTTGATAAATGCTTGAAATTCTTTAATGATTTAGGCGAGTCAGTTGAGCAAATGTCAAGATTCGCAGCCTTTGTTAGTGCACGCGAGTCCGGCAAAAGCATCGTTGATGCGGTAGCCGCTGCGAAAGAGATAACAGTGAACTTCAACCGCAAGGGTTCTGGAAAGTCTATTAGTTGGGAGGATACATCCAAATTGAGAGATAAAGAAGGCAAGCCGCTTAATGCATCGCAACGATTTGCCGTGTTTACCTTTGGGCTTGTATCTCCTTACGGAAGGCGGACTATCATGTTCTTTAATGCCGCTATACAAGGTCTCAATGCCTTGTATAGGTTGTGGCAAAAGGATAAGCGCAAGACTGGAGCCTGGTTCGCGGGATACTTTGCTGTAGGTGCAATGATGGCTATTTTGCACGCTATAGGAGACGACGATGATGATTATCTTGATATCCCAGACTACACCAGACGCAGTAATGTACTTTTGGGAGGTGGAGGTGTTTATTTCAAATGGGCTATGCCTCAGGAAGCACGTGCCGCCTATGCAATTGGAGATATGGTCGTCAATCATGCCCTTGGGAGGAATCCGAACAAGAATATTTTTGTTGAAGCAGGTAACGCGATTGCTGATGTCCTGCCTTTGAGTACAAATGAAGGAATCTCCGGATTACTACCTTCCGTGGCACAACCTTTTTGGGATTTATACACTAACGAGGATTATACTGGAGCCTCCATTTACAATGACCAGAAATTCCTATCTGACGCTGAACGCGCCTCGCGTCCTCACTACAAATCGCCAAAGGTGCAAACTGGTAGATTGTTTATTAATACATCGGAAATGCTGAATGCGATAAGTGGCGGAGATGAGTATAGCGCCGGAGCAATCAACGCCTATCCTGAATCCATGCAACACGTGATTGAATCATTTGGTGGAGGGCTTTTGACAACGGTTAACAAGACAGCTGAAACGATCGGTGGGCTAGTTGATGCAATAGCGGGAGAAGAAGTGATCGGTCAAGATCTCTCTGTGAGAAGATTTCCTTTCTTGAACAGACTATTAGTGGTTAATGATGAGAGAAGTCGCAATTCGCATATTTCAGATTTGTTTTACTACTACAAGGACATTGCGGACGTAGCGGAGGACAAAATGCGGCAGATGAGGAAAAGCAACGATTATGATGCTCTAAATGCCTACCAGGATAGCGAGGATTACGAGGTTTATCTTATCTTCCGAAGATTCAATAAACTTCTCAAGAGATATGATGATTTGCTTAAGAGCGAAGATGATAAAGATGAGAGGAAGAGATTGATTCGAGAGCAAGATGAGCTAAGGCGAGAACTAATAAACGAAATATCTCAAATCCAATAAAGAGAGGCGGCCGTGGTGTCGCCTTTCTCTTTATAGATAGAGTAAAAATAGACCACTTATCATAATTGACTCATATACTTTTGCTACTATGGAGATTAAGATTGAAAGAGCTTGGAAAAAAGACACATACACCATAGGCCGTGTTTATGTGGATGGTTTCTTCTTCGGTAATTCTATGGAGGATACCGATCGCGGGCTATCTGCAAATATGCCGTTGAGCGAGATAAAAGCGAAAAAGGTCTACGGCGAGACGGCTATACCATTAGGAAGGTATGAACTTCGGATGTCTTTTAGTCCCAAATTCTCCAAACGTGTATGGGCCCAGCAAGATAAAGGGTTTGTCCCTGAAATATGCAATGTAAAGGGCTTTGACGGAATTAGAATCCATCCTCTCAATACTGCGGATGATTCATTGGGGTGTATTGGGATCGGGAGGAACGACCAAGCAGGGCGTATATCCAACTCCGGTGAGTACTATCGCAAATTTCTTGATAATTATATCCTTCCAGCATTAAAACGAGGAGAATCTATCTATGTAACTATTAAATGATGGATGCTGCAGAACTCATAAGGCTTATTACTGGATTGTTTACCACCGGTGGTATTTTCTACCTATTGGTGGAGAAAGTATTTGGGGTAAGAGAGAGTCAGGCTAAAGTCAAGCATCAAGAGGTCGAGAACAAAAAAGAGACTGTCGAGTACGGCGTGAGTATGGTGACTATCTATAACGAGATTGATAAAATCGTTGAAAGTAAAACACGCCCGATACAGACAAAACTCGATAAGGCATTAGATAGAATCAACCAGTTAGAGAAATACTACTGCTATAAGGAGAACTGCCCTGATAGGGAGCAACGTGATAAAGACTGCGTTAGGGCGCACTTTATTGACAAATTAGGCAAATTAAATACTGCTTGTAACAATAAGGAGGATTCAGATGAAGAGATGTAGTCGAATTTGGGAGACATCTGGGAATACCTTTGTCGTAAAGGGCATTAATTATGTTCCCCTATTGAGTACCATTTTACTGACAATTCATGTGGGATTATTGTTGGTTGGTATTCGAGAGATAGTAACGGAAGTGGCATCTATTCTCTTGCTCGTATTACTTACTATACTTTTATCCGTCCGTTTCAATTTTTGTATCCTGCACAAGCTCCTAATCTTATATATGACAATCATGACTATTTGTGTTTGCATTCAAAGATTCAATGGCTTCGGCGTGACCTTAACATCCTTTAGGGTTCTCGTCTTTGCGCTTGGGGTAGTGCTTTCCGGTCTGGCTATCTATAAAATTAACGAAGATGGGTGTTACAAATGAAATATTGGGGAATGCGCTTATCTCTATTGGCAAACGAATGAGGGCTGGGAAATGTGAGGTATCGCAAGAACAAGCAGACGAGATATTTGCCAATATTCAAAAAGCAATGTTTATTCCAATAAGTAAGGAAGAAGCGTGTTCACTATTAGGAATTAGCAGGAGTACTTTTGACGCAAGGGTTGCATCGGGCCAATTGCCATGTGGCATTCACCGCAGGGGCTTTAAGGAGAAGATATGGAACAAAAACGACTTAGTGTAATTGTTGCGCTAATTATATTAACGCAAGGGTGTGGTGTGATGCGCCCGACGACAGAAGTGATCCAACGAGACACCATTATCACGGAGCGAGTCGTTCACGATACAGCTTTCGTATCCATCCCGTTGGAAAGAGAAAATGTTACGATAACAACCAGAAAGTCTCATCTTGAAAACCATTATGCAAAAAGTGATGCAAGCATAGATACTCTTGGTATGCTGCACCACTCACTTGAGACGATACCGCAAAAAATACCTGTGCCAATTGTCACTCTGGCCACGGATACAAAGGTGGTAACGGGTCTAACAAGAACAATAGAGGTGCCAATTGAAAAGCCTCTGAAATGGTGGCAGAAGATCCTTATGGTCTTGGGCGTGCTGAACATCGTGTATGTGTTAGCAAAAGTAGGTTTGATATTAATTAAAAAGTAAATGATATGCAGAATTTTCCTAAAGGTAATGACCTCATTGTAAGATGGTCAATACTATATCCAGACGGGACGGTTTTCCCGGTTTCTAATTATGTGTACGAGCTTAGCTATTCTACGGGACGAGGAGTAAGCGTCGTTAAAGACTCCTCGGTTAGTGTAAGCGCAAACACTGTGACGTGGAGGTTTTCTGGCGCAGAGCAGGCCTTCTATGGTAAGTATTCACTTACTTTAAAGCTTTATCTTGACGGTAAGCTTATTGCGACAATAAACAAGAACAATGCATTCGAGTTGACCAGAGTGTCAAGTTTCGGGTTAAGCGATTTGAGTATAACCTCTTATTGCGACGCCATATCAATTCAAGATGTTGTCACACAAGCGAGCAAGGCCCTCGATACGGCTCTGACTGTAAAAGAACAGATGGAAGTTATGCTTCCGAATGGCGGAGTCCGGTTGCGATCTCCCAATGGGACGTCTTACATTCTTACGGTAGATGATTCTGGTAACTTAAAGGTCACGGCAATATGAGCGAAAAACTGATAAAGCGCCGGATTGACGATAAGAGAATTGATACCGTCAACGCGAGACGCGAAATAGCAGGTTCGCCACACAAAGATATTCGTCTTTTGGAACGCGCGAGAAATGCGTGGAATAACATGACAGACTTCCGTGAGCAACGTGCTCGCGCAATGCGGTTTGTGTATGGCGATCAATGGGGTGATAACATCACCGTGATGATTGACGGAGAGCGCAAGACCATGACTATGCGAGAATACTTGAGTATGGAGGGGCATGTTCCTCTTCAGACGAATCAACTTAAGACTAAAGTAAATAGCATTGTCGGTGTCCTCATCAAGGAACAAAATGAGCCTGTTTGCAATGCTGTTGACCGTAGCGAGCAGCAATATGGAGAACTATTGACAAAAGGATTGCAAGCTAACAATGTTAAGAATCGAGTTAATATGATTTACAAATTATGTGTAAAAGACTTGATTATTGGTGGCTTGGGCGTAATGATGGAGACTTATGGCTATCGTGAAGGTGAGCGACGCCGTGAGGACTCATGGTCGAAATATGTAGATCCAAACTATGTCATAATGGAGACAAATCTTCGCGACCCGCGCTTTTGGGATCTGACAATGATAGGATGCTGGTATAGAATGTCATTCAATGCGATTATGGCTCAATTCGCTGGGAAGAACGGAATAACATATCAGATGTTGCGAGATATTTATGGCGAACCAGCTTCATTATATAGTGAAGGTGATATGATTCAGATTACGGATGTCAATGACGTCAGACATCTTGAATTTATGGCGCCCGTTCGCTTAGATGAATGCTGCGTTGCAGAGATATGGACATTGGAGACAAAAGTTCGCATTAGATTACACGACTATAGCCAGGGAACACTTACGATTATTGATGCAGATGACCGCGAGGCTATAGAAGAGGTAAAAAAGACCAACGCCACAAGAAAACAATTCTGCCTCGCGCAGGGGTGGACTGAAGCTGAAATTCCTTATATCGAGATGGAGGAATTTGTAGACACCTACTGGTATTTCCGTATGATAGCTCCCGATGGCACAATCTTAATGGAGGGAGAGTCGCCGTATGCGGACAGAAGTCATCCTTTTTCAATTATGGCTACGCCATTTATCGATGGCCGAATTGAAGGCTATATTAGTGACGGCATTGACCACCAAGTGGCGATGAACCGCGCAATCGTTTTGCAAGATTGGATAGCGCGCAATCAGATTAAGGGGTTTACAATGATGCCTAAGCAACTTGTCCCTGATGGGATGACAAATGAGGAGTTTGTCCAAAACTCAATGCAGCTTGGCAACTATTTCTTTTATGACGCAGACAAGGCACGCGGGCAAAAGCCAGAAGTTTTCCATGCTAGGGCTATCAGTTATGATGCATCGTCATATATAACAATGCTTAATCAGTTAATGGAATCATCCACGGCTGTGTCTGGAAGTATTCAGGGGAAAACTCCTTTCGCTGGTACGTCCGCCGCTTTATACGCACAACAAACAGCAAACGCTTCTACTCCGATTGCCTCTCTTCTTTCTGATGTTCGTCAATTCATGGAGGAGTCTGCGACAAAGAAGGCGAAAAACATTGCGAAATTCTATGATGCGCAAAGGTGGGAACTGATTGTTGGCTCTATCGACGGGATTTTCAACAATAAAAATCTCAAACTTAACGATTTCGCGGACTTGGAATTTGATGTAATTATTCGAGAAAGCAATGAGACGCCTGTATATAGAGCCATCGCAAATGATACCCTATTGGACTTCTTTCAGATGGGTGCAATCGACATACAAACTCTTCTTGAATGTGGTACTTTCCCATTTGGAGATCATCTTCTCCAAAAACTACAGGCGAGAAAGGCTGAAGCCGAGGCTGCACAAAACGAAGGTAGTAGAGATACGCAACAACAAAGTGCAGAAGAAATGTCGAATCCTATAGAGGCTAAGTCTTTTGGTATTCCACAAAAATAGACCTTATTATCTCTTTTAGTATAAAGAAGCAGGCTCAATGATGAGAATCAGCGAGCCTGCTTGTGTTATGCCAACTTCGCTTTGAAGAGCAACTCTCTAACGAAAGCTAGCTTGCGAATAATCAATTCTCTTTCGGTCAAAGCGTCTTTCCCGGCTTTGGACTTAGTATGATACCAACATCCTTTTTTTATAGAACTAATTGGAAGTGCGCGAGATGGGACTTGGTATTCATGCCGCAATTCGAGAAATTGAGCGGTATTTATACATAGCAAATTTCGCGGCTTGGCCGGATCCGAAATGACATAGTACATATCGGGCTTCTTCTCATAACATTGGTTTGCAAAAGAGACCGCTTGATTGAATGTTCTCTTGGCGTAAGCTGTAACGCAAAGGGCTGCAAATTTTTTGAACATGTTCATCTATTTAGAAATTAACGATTGAATTATCTGAAGAATAATGACTCTGTGTTGATTGTTTTGACTCTATCCACTTTGGCAGGGGCATTTCCTTGAAGCATACCCATAGGCCGATGCAAGTAGACATCAACTCATCATCGTGCTTTCCTGGAGGCGCTGTGAATTTGTTGTGCTCCTCAATATACATCGAGAACTCATTAAGGCAGTTTTCGCATGGTTCGTTCCATGCCTGAACAGATAATGCCCAGCGTGCTAAATCTATAATTTTCGGCTTTGTGTCTGGGCCAGTACGGAATCCCCATCTTTGAGGTTCACCTTCTTTTATCTTGTCTGGTGCAGTCTCTCTGCAATAAAGATTGTTATAAAGTTCGCCTACGACATCGAGTATATATTGAGAGCCATCGCCGCCGACATCCCGGTTCTTGTCGCTCATCTCGTAAGTGTTGGACTCAATGACGAGTAAAGCGTGATTATACCATTCAGCAAGCCTCATTGCATCATAGGCAAGCTGATCACGTTGGCAATGATAGTGCATTTCTGCAACTATATTTGGTTTCCCATTGAAATCTGGCATCATCATCAATCTGTCGAACACGCGCACGGAGTGATAGTCGGAGGTTGCATTAGGGCCACCTATATCAACCGAAACAAGATATCGATTACTAACTGGAGATGAGTTATCGGGGAACTCCCAAATTTTCAGATTACCATTTACTTGCTTAATAAACGCGATGTTCTGAAGAGCGCCTTTGTCCCTGCGGTCATTACTAACAAGAACACCAACTTTATTTGGCTGCTTACAATTCTTGCGCATGGCTTCAACTTGATACACATCAAATACGTGGTTGCCTGCTGCGACGAACGCTTCTATGTCATTAGACGGAGCTTCGTTCAGCATCTCCGCTCTCGTTGGATAGTCTTTCTCTTTGTAGCGATACCAATTGATGCCTTCTAAAGTAGCGCCGCTCTCCCAAAGATACCAATAATATTTACCTGCCTGCCGCCAACGTTTCCCTGGAGTGTCTTCATCTTTATGCCTAAGAAGCCATTCGACGAACTTTTTGCGGTCCTCGATTTTAAGGGTATCATGAATAATGTCTTGCCAACCAATAAATACTGCCTTGTGGTTAGAAGCGCCATTCTTAGCGTTCAAATAAGCATCATGAAAGTAATCGTCAGAACTCTTCGCTGTTGACTCAAGGACTTGCATAGTGAGCGCTCTTTTGAGGATACCACCAGAAATATCCGCAATCAAGCTCGCTGGCCGTTTCTCTGGAGTGTCTGGCCAAACTCCAACCTCTGAATAGTGAACGCCGGCAATATCTTTCCCTCGTAAGGAATCTGGGTTTTCCGCTGAGCCAATGTGAATTTCTGCTTCAAATACACTTGCCCCCGAGTCGTCTTTTATGACCCAGGAGTTGCCGGCCTTTCCAGCAGGCGCAAAATGAAGAGAAGACCCTTCTGGACGGCCAACATCCCAAGCGGGGTATGTATCCATCGATTTGCGAAGCATTTTAACAATGGTTTCAGCTGCGCTTCCGAGATGCGCAGCGACTGAAAACGAGTGAAATGAGTCCCACTCAAAGAGAATCCACGCTTGATAGAATATGCAGAACGTACTTCCTCCCCATTGTCGAGCCTTAACTATAATTAGTTCTATAGGTTGTCCCGCAAGGCGCATTTCTTCGCAAATTGTAAAGACTTTTAGCTGCGCTTTGTTAAGCTTAAATCTGATGCGTCCACCCTCTTTATTCTTGATTTTGATGCAGAAGTAAGCCCAAAAAAGAAAATCATGCTTATGCCTAATTTTGCGAATCGTCAATTCTACGGCATGAGGGTTGTTGATCAATGGATCTCCCGGGTGCTCTATTAAAAATTGCTCAACTGTGCCAGATTTCACAAGCGCTCTGATAAATTTGTTATTTAGCATGGGACGCGGAACCCATTGATGAGGTATCGCAAAATCAGGGATGACAATTTCTACTCTATCGCCTGGCGCATCACGGCCAGTAATAGGGTCATACTCTGCCCGTAGCTCTTTCCAACGGAGCTCATTTTCCTTTAGAATACTATTTATAAGTTGCGTGTTTGTAGTCATCTGATAGATTTCTAAATGTGCGGCAAGCAGCTGAGACAAGCACTCCTATGACAAACGCCGCGATGTGCGTTATTGCTGATATTTTTGGCACGAGAATCATAAGAAGTGTTATAATGAAAAATGTTTTTGTGCTACTCGCTTTCCACCACGGAGAAGAAAAGGGTGGTGTTCTCAATCCCATGATGGCAAAAAGCATGTTTGATATACCAACAACCGGCATAGTAGCTACGCCATAGGAAATAGTTGCGATAATGAGTCCTATACATAGTTCTCTTAGCAAACGCGAAGTTGTACGTGATGGCGTTCTTCTAAATAGATACCACAAGGAGAGGCAATTTCCTATGAGATGGAATATGTTGACATGAAAGAATTGGTATGTTAGGGCGACAAGTAAATTGTGCTCGAACAAATAATTGGGGCAACCGAACAATAGAAAAATGGATGCCAATATAAATATTAAGAGATATCTCATTATAGATTTTCAATAAGTTCTTGTAGCCTTTTTTTTCTTTCTCTCAGAATTGCTTTCATTGCGCTATCTTGGCAAACAAAAAAGCTCGAGGCGGGCTGCTCAACAAGAATCTCGCATATTCGCTCTTTTGAAAGACGACATCCAGGATGCGTGGCTGTATATTGTAAGTAGCAGTTGTATAGTGTTTGAATTTTATTTTCATTACATGAGAACATTCTGCTGGACGTTTTTTTATTTTCTATAATAGAAATATAGTTAACTAAAGCTTTAGACGATAAATAATATCTGCTCGCCGGATGCATGCGTGCCCATTCAACCGCTTCGCGCATAGTCTCAAAGTGGCGTTCTCTTAATCCTTTGATATACACGTTGTATAACTCTCGATCTCGTGCTTTTCTTAATTCAGTATCACGCATTACTTGAGATAAGAGTGCTTATGTCATTGTGTAGTAGCATCTAATAGCAAATATACATAAAATAAGTAGAATAATTTTATGATTATGGTAAAAATAGACCGAAAAGTAATAGCAATGACAATATATTTGGCATATAGAATTATAAATTATGGAAGAAGCAAAAAATAATACAGAGTCTACACACGAGAGAATCATGAGTAAGATGAAATCTCGCTATCCTGATAGAAACTTTGATAGCGAGGACGGTCAGAGCAATCTCGAGCAGAGCATTATTGATGCTCTTGATGCCTATGAGGCAGAAACTTCTGAGTATAATAGACTTAAAGAGGATACGGACATTCTTGCGAATCTTTTTAACACGTCTCCAAGATCGGCAAAATTCCTTTCCTATTTAGCCAGCACCGGAGACCCTGCTGCTGCAATTTATAATGCTTATGGTAAAGACGCCAAAGATGCCTTCTTGGAAGGTAATGCTTCTGAACTTATTTCAGAAATGGAAGCTGAAGATGCAAAACGAATAGCAGACGATAAGGGCTTTGCTGAAGAGAAAGAGGCAAACCTTAAGAGGTCTTTCGAGACGCTTGACCGTTGGGGCGATAAAAAAGGATTGACACAAGAGCAGAAGGTGGAAGTGTTTATGAACTTCTATAATATCCTCGGAGACGCCTTAAATGGTATATACAATGAGGAACTATTTGAAATGGGCTGGAAAGCTTCTCATTATGATGAGGACGTAGACAGCGCACGTCGTGAGGGTGAGGTCGCCGGGCGCAATTCAAAGATTGACGAAATTAAACATAAACGCAGATCTACCGAGACAATGCCGCCAGCGCTTAATGGCCAAGGAGTAAGGGAATCTGAGTCAAGGCGGTCGGCCGCTATGGATGACCCATGGATGCTTCGAGATTAACAAATGTTATTTCAATATTATGAATCTTAAATCATTATCAATTCATAGGAGCAGCATCCTGTCAATGCTCCTTATGATTGCCGCAGCGGTACTGGGTGCCGATTGTGGCTTCGCCATGGCAATTGATGTTGCTGGCACAGAGGCAGGTGGTCAGGTGACTCCGGATGTGCAGACAGAAGAGACTCTTCGAGCTGCAGCACAGACAGACTCTCAAGGTTTGGATACTCAGTTTCAGGGCAAGGGTACTACTGCGACCGATATCCGTGATGCTGGCATTGAGGCGGAAGATATTGACCCTAACGTGGCCAAGTTCCGTCCATTCCGCTTCCCTATCGAATGGTATATTGCAAATAAATGTAAGCAGGTTAAGAGCTCATCTTATGAGCATACTCATTTCCGCTCTGGTGCAACTGTGCTCGAAGATACTTCAAATGCGGAACTCTCTATCGCAAAAGCCTCTATTACTGTTGCTTGCAGTAAGTTTGCTAATGGAGGTGCCGCTCTTTCTGAGTGCTCGGAGGTGTTTGTTTCAGGCGTAGATGGGTATGCCTCTGATGGTGTTACTGTTGATGGCGATCTTGCGCTCTATGTGATTTCTAACGATGACGAAAACATCAAACTCGTAGCTATTAACCCTAAAGGGACGGGAAATATCACTATTCCTTCCGGCTCCAAGTTCGTGGTTGCCGCGACAGCTTGCTCCGAATCGCAGATGCTTGTTCCGCCTGAAACATATCTCCCGGAGGCTGACACTCTCTATTTGCAGAAGAAAATTTCTTCAGTAATCATCACCGATGAATGGAAGGCTCAAGCAAAGAAAGTTAACTTCATCACAAAAGACGTACTCCACAATGGGCTCTATAACTTCAAACGGAAGTGCGCACGTACGCACTGGCTTGGACGTCAGGCTCGTATTGATGTGAAGGTCAAAGAACTTAACGGTAACAGGGAAGCCGCCTACTTTGAGCGTGGTATTCTTCGCCAAATCCCTATGGTGTATGCTTACAACGGACAGACATTTAAGTATGATGACTTCATGGGTATGACAAGGCTTCAGTTCGCCAAAAACTCGGATAATAATTACGCGGTAGCATTTTGCGGTATTAACGCCCTCGAGCGTGTCATGAAGATGGCATACGAGGCTCAGGTGAAAAATGGAAGTATCAAGTTTGAAGACGTAGAGTACATGGGAATTAATGTACACAAGTGGAAAGATGCCCTTGGCACACTTGAGTTCGTTCATGACCCGACACTTGATGATATAGGATACGAAGACTATATCGCCATTATCGATATTGAAAATGCTGTACGCTACTACAAGCGAAATGAGAAGCAGTCTGTTCAGGACATGAAGACCACTGGAGAGGCACGCGAAGCAGAACGCACCACAATCTCTATGATTGACTGTATTGGTCTTAAGGGGTACAATGCGGTGCTTGTAACTCCAGCAGATAAACTTTCCAGCGCTCTACAGCTTGGTGGCGTTAGCTCAATTATAGAGACTGTTCCGGCAGGAACTTCGTCTACAACAGACCTTGATACAAGCAAGATGTACTATCTTGGCTTCGCTGTAGGCTCATTTGCCGCAGGAACGATTATTAAATACGATACCGCACAGACTAAGTGGGTGGAGTTTGATGGTGAACTCGCTGCGGCTTAATTACTAAGATGTGTTACAAAAGGGGAGGCGAGGTCTATCCTCCCCTCCCCTTTTTAAAATTAAAAATATGGTAAGAAAAGTATATTCATATCCTGGCATCGCTGCTGGGGACATTCAGGTTAAAGTTGGACGCGCACTTATTAGAGTTCCATTCGCAAACGGATACATCGACAAGAAAATGTCTCGTCCAGCCGTGTATTCTACGGGAGATCCCGTTATGCAAGCCATTATCGAAAACTCAGACTTGTTTGGTCGCAGAATCTTTCTGCTGAATGCATTTGGCAACGAAAGCGAGAGACGCGAACAAGATAATGAGGTTACACTAAGTTCCGGTACGGAACACCCTGAAGTGACCTCATGGGAGGAAGCCGTCTCTGTTCTTAAATCAATGGGGGCAAAAGCAGTAAATCTTCGCACTCGTGAATCAGCAAAGGGTTTTGCATCCACGCACGGCGTCGTTTTCCCTAATTATAATTACGAATAAACATGTATTCCTTAACAATAGAAGAAGCAATAAAAACCGTCAGGAAGAACTTAGATGAAATTGGGCAAAATGATTCTCAGATGATAAATCTTAATGATAATGATTCTGAAAATCTTGATGCGACTATAAAAAAAACAATTGCAGAGTCCATAAATACCGTCCATAGAATTGCGGATATATCATTATTGGATGGCGAATCTATCGATATGGACAATCCTGACGGGAGAGAATTGGCGATTGATGATTTTTCGATCAAGGATTCCGTTCTATCTTTTTCTGTTAGTAAGGAGATATTAAGGCTTGTAGCTTTTAAAGCTTCGGACTCCCCTTTTGTCCTATCCGAAGCCGTACCGGAATATTCAGCCGAGGGGCGAATGCAGCTCAATCCTTATACGAGAGGGACGAGTGACAATCCTCGGCTTATAATATTACAAGGGCGCAATGATGACAAAATGATTTTCCGGTATTATTCTTTAAGTCTCAATTATTCTGAGCCTAAAGACGCCGTTGATCGTTTTGAATACATCCCCTATCAAAAATATGACGAGTCTGCAACATTATATAAGGTCGCTTATAGGTTAGTGGATCAGGTACTTGACTGCTTAACTGGTATGGTCCTGGCGATTTATCAACAGACAGAGAGGTCAAACTACTTTCTGGCAAAGGCAGGAATAGAGCAAACCAACAACGCACAATAGACACTGTATGAGAATATTTCCTTTAGGTGCAAATCTTCTTATCAGGTGGAATCTTCGATATTCTGATGATTCCATATTCCCATTATCGTTATATACCTATGAATTGAGTTATAACAGCAATCGTGGGGCTAGAATTGTCGCGGACTCTTCTGTCGCTACTCTTGAGGGAAATGCTCTGGTTTGGACTTTTAGGGCGGAAGAACAGATTTGTGGCACATACAATCTTAATCTAAAGATAATATTATCCAGTTCGAGAATAATAGAACTCCAATACGATAACGCTTTTTCATTATCTCCACTTGCCGAATATGTCAATGACGGCCAAGAAATTATTATCACTTCTATTTGTGATAGTATTGATATGAAAGCAGCCGTGCTCCAGGCGAGAAAGGCTATGGATCTAGCACTTGAAGCGAAAAAAAATGCCAGCAATATTATTTTTGAGCGTGTGTTTGAACGTGGCACCGATGTTGGCACAATCACAATTAACGGAATCAGTAAGAAAATATATGTTCCTGATACAGTTGATTGGACCAAAGTTCTTAACAAACCTGAACTATATAGTAAGAGCAAAGTTGATGAATTACTCGCTGATTTAGCGGATAAGGAGTGGGTCAATTCTATTGTATCTTCGAGCATTTCGTCTTCTTCCGCTTCTTTCCGTGGGACGTACAGCTCTTTGGAAGAATTACCACAAAGCGGAAACAAACTAAATGACTACGCATACGTAACTTCATCGGACAATAACGAGATAACGAGTTACACTAGATATAAATACACTGCTGAGGGGTGGGCGTTTGAATATACCATAAGCAATACAACGTTCAGCGAGGAGCAAATGGAGGCGCTTAATTCTGGAATAACAGCAGAATTAGTTGCTAAAATTGGCTCTGGTGGCGTAGGAGTAGAAGGCTACATTGGAACGACAAAAGTTCAACAAGAGAGCGGTTCTCAAGCATTAACAGGCATAAGTTCTATTCAGCTGTCGCTATCGCAAGGAAGACTGGAATATAGCAATGATGCATGGACGTTATCTGACAATCTTGTTGTTGATGGAATACTTTCAGCTGGCGAATCTGGCAAAACAAGCAGTTCTGGTTATGTTCAGGCGGAATGGTCTGACATAAAGAAATTAACAAAAAGTGAAGTCGGCGTATTAGCGGATGCTTATGCCGTAAAACAAGCTTACGAAGAAGCTATAACGCATATTGCCAATGTCCCAGATTGGGCATTGAAAGCGTATCCGGAACTCTATGTCGGGAAAACTAAGGTTCACGTATCTGATAGTGCACAAGAACTCATTGGTATAGCAAAATATTTCCTTGAGGGAGCGCCGGGACACATAGAATACAAAAGTGATGCATGGTCGCTATCTGACAACTTAGTAGTTAATGGTTTCCTTGCTGCCGGTTCATCCTTAAATGGTGGAGGGGCAGGATATACGCAAGCGGAATGGTCTGATATTCAAAAGATGCAATCTTCTGAAGACGGGTGTCTTGCATCTGCGTATGCTATCAAAGAAGCTTATGACGCAATCATAAAAACGCATGTCGGAAAGACAAAAGGCACTCTCATCATTGGTGACAAGTTCTTTAATGGAGAGACAGATGTGACCATTACAACAATGGATCTTGGTATTCCTACTTGGGCAATGGATGAACATCTTGCATTTTCATCATTACCGGGACTCTACATTGGCAAGACGAAAGTGCAACAAGCGGCAAAAGCACAAAGTCTTACAGGAATACAATCTATTCTGCTTGAAAATGCTTTAGGTGCATTGCTGTATAGCAACGATGCATGGTCGCTATCTGACAACTTAGTGGTTAATGGTTTCTTGGCAGTCGGTTCTTCTGGCGAAGCTGGCAGCTCAGGCTATACGCAGGCGGAATGGTCTGATATTAAGAAGTTGACCAAGACAGAGCCTGGTGTGTTGGCCGATGCTTATGCTGTAAAACAAGCTTACGAAGAGTTAACCGAAAGCATTACCGGAAAAGTAAAAGGCGTTCTTACTATCGGTGTTAAATCATACAATGGAGAGCGAGATGTCACCGTAACTGCTGCCGACTTGGGTGTTTCTATTTGGGCCATGAAAGATAAGCTCGAATTTGACGACCTGCCCGCCCTTTATATTGGAAAGAGCAAAGTTCAATCTGAGAGTAAAGCGCAAGTGCTGAAAGGTATCGAAATTTTTGAACTTGAAGGCGCTAAAGGCGAGTTGTCGCACGATGAAAGTAGCGATGCCTGGGTGCTCGACGATAGCTTGGTTGTCGGGGGATTCTTGGCTGCCGGCTCCTCTGGGGATACCGGTAGCTCTGGCTATACGCAGGCAGATCTATACTATATTAAACAGATGTCCGAAAGGGAGGATGGGGTGCTGGCTGATGCCTTTGCCATGAAAGAAATGTACGATGAGCTTAAAACAAGTGCCTTAAGTAAGGCGCAGATAGATGGAATAATAAATATAATATTTTAAATATGGCGACACAGAATAACATTTATTTAGATTATGATGGGCTGAAACAATACTCCCAGTCTTTGCTTGGCATTTTTGCGCTTAAAAGCAAAACCCCGGAACTTGATGCTAATGGTATCGTTAAAAGTCAATACCTTCCAAATTATATGGATGATATTGAAGAATATGCTTCTCTTAGCGCTTTCCCTAAGACCGGAGATTTAAGCAAGCTATATGTTGCAAAAGACACTGGTGATATGTATAGATGGTCAGGGAGCCAGTATAATCCAATGCTCTCTGCTTCTGGCATCGCCGCTGAAGCAAAGAAGGTATCGAATAAACTAACATTCGGCAGCAAAACATACGACGGTTCCGCAGCAACTACTTTGACGGCTAGTGATTTGGGGGCTCTTACCTCTCATCAAAAGATATACAAGTTGAGTGTAACTGTCGGCACTAACGCAGCAGTTGTATTTAATCCAACTTCGTCAGATCAAAGTATATCTATAACTAAGTCGGGAATAGGTCTAGGAAATGTTGAGAATACTGCGTTAAGTTCATGGGCGGGCTCAAAAAACATCACAACGCTTGGCACCATTACAACTGGTGTGTGGCACGGGTCGAAGATTGAAAACGCATATTTGTCAAACTCTAAAATAACGATTGGCTCAACGGAGATTAGCCTTGGGGGAACGGCGACAGCGATAGCGGGATTGACATCAATTAAATTTTCAGGCGCAACGGGAGCGCTAACTTATGATACTACAAATAAGTATTATAAGTTGAATGATAATCTTGTGGTTGACGGCTCGCTTGCATCTGGTACATCAGGGACAGGAGGTGGAGGAAGCTACTCGCAGATGGAATGGGCTGATATTAAAACTATGTCAGCAACTATATCAGGTTCGCTCGCTTCTGCTTATGCTGTAAAACAAGCTTATTCAGAGTTAAGTGGACTTATTGGAGGCAAAGCATCTTCAACTGACTTATCTACCCTTGAAGAACGTGTAACCGCGGTCGAAAATAAATATGTGTCTACTTCGACCGAAATCACGGAATTCAAAAATCAGGCAGCAACAACAGCAGTTTTAGGCCTTCTGAAGATATATAATAAACGTTCCAGCAACATCAGTGCTACATCGTCAGGGACAAGTGGGCTTAACTGTGGAGTCGAACTTGGTGCAGACAATAAAGCATTTGTTAATGTGCCAATTATAGCCCTTACCACAGAGCAGATTAATGAGATAATAACAGCCGTATTCGCATAATAATGAATATAACAGATTACACGAGCATAAAATCTTTGCTTCTAAAGTTCAAGGAAAAGTCTGATGAACTTTATGCAAAGGCTTCTTCTCTTTCCACTTATGCCACTCAATCATGGGTGACCCAGAAAATTCCTACTACTTTACCTGCTAATGGAGGGACGGCTGATTTCCTTGCGATAAATAGAGGTACTCTTAAATCCGCTACTTATGGATCCTTTGGCGGTATCTTGCAAGATGCTACAGACGGACCACGTTCTGGTATTTGGAGCAACCGTATAAAAATCTTGCACTCTAGCAGCGCTGGTTATTATACGGAACTCGCACAGGAGTTTGACGGTACTGAAAATCATTTGTATTTCCGGGAACTGAACAACGGAAGGTTGTCTGCATGGAAAACCGTCTGGGACAGCTCCAACCTTACAAAAGTATCTCAATTAACGAATGATGCTGGGTATGTTATAAAGAACTCAATGGCTTCAACAGTAGGAGACTCTAATGGATATGTGTCATATTACTGCAATTTCCCAGCATTCTCAACATTACAAAGCGAAGGATATTTAACTTCTTCTGAAACTACACATACTGAACCTTATTTAAAGGCTTTATGTAAGTGGATTATCGATACTTATGGATATAAAAGGGGAATTTATTGCGGTATAGTAACCCCTAATTCAACCGGATATTGCCATATACAAGTATATGCAGATTCAGGACAAAACGGTTATCCTAAATATTGCTCTGGTGTTTATTATGCTCTAAATGCACAAATGATAGAATTTGGCTTTGACAATAATGTTTGGCGTTATGATACACAAAGAGTATACTCTGCTGATAAACTTAGAAATAGCAATGGAGGAGTAATGACCTTTAACTGGTCTGGAGTAGATGGACAACCTACATGGCTTTGGGGAGGAAATGACGGAAGTAACATGTATGTGTATAATCCTAAGAATTTTAGCGTAGATGCTGCGACAAGAATCAATAGTGGAGTATCAAATGATTTTAAAGGAACATTTTCTTTGTACTATACTGCTGGACAATTTAGCGCTACTGCTGGAAATGGGACAACTTATAAAACAACCTATTATCCAACTGGTTCGACTAGCGTAACAAGTAAAGGGGAGGCAAATATTATGAATCTTAGATTGGATTGGGACAGCTCTTGTAAATACTGGCATGACATATTTGCTTCTCCAAATTCCAATACATTGTGGCATAGAAGTGTAATTGGAGCTGTTTCAAGCCCTTGGTATAAAATAGTCCAAGAAGATGGTGGGACTTATAATATTACATCGAATAGTACTAATTTACTTGCAGGGTACTCTCCTAATAGATATGTACCTGTAGTGGGTTATTATGGTTCTAATAGCACTCCTGGATATTTAATCCTAACAGACATTCCGGTAAATACAAATACGATGTTTGTTGCGCATATTTGGGGAAATAGTCATGATAATTATAGTTTACCACTGGATCTCTATATCCAGGGATATATATATAGTGCAAAAGTTTATAGTAGTAGTGTAGGTATGTTGAACAATGGTTGCTGGATAGAACGTAGTTATATTTTCTCTTATAATGGAAATGTAGGGATTTGGTTACCATTCAAGGGTTCTTATGTTTCCATATATGCAGACATACGTATAGCATCCGGTCTTTCTACTACTACACTTAACCACTGTATTTCTATAACAGGAAGCTCAAAACCTACTACAGGAATTTCTGACGAGATTTCTATTCCGATGCATAGTAGTATTTATTATAATGAAAGGACAGGAAGTACATCCTTGGACAGCCTTAAGTATAATGGATTTTATTATATCTCTGAAAGTGCTAGTAATTATCCAACAAACACCGAAAATGGACATTTGTTAAATCTTGCATTGAAGGATACAAAAACACAGCTAGTAATCCCGTATATGTCATCTGGAAGTATCTGGTACAGAGGAGGAAGTACTTCTTTAGGTAATTGGAAGAAAGTACTTGACTCTAGTAACTACAGCAGTTATGCATTACCGTTGTCTGGTGGAACAATGCAGGGTCCGATTAAGTTTAACTCCGCTAGTTTGCCAGAGAAAACTACTAACATTCGCTACATAACCACCATAGATTCTTTCGCAGATGGGGGTACCCTTAAATGGGTAGATACTTCTAATATAGGACTTTCTGCATTTACCAATGATTTAAATGTTCCTATAACAAAGTTTATAAAACGTAAGTCTGACTATCACAAGATAGTAATTCTTCTTTGTAAAGTTTCAGAAATAGGTGTAAACCATTATTGTATAGGACATTATTATTCAATTGAGTCCGGTACTAACCGTTTTTGCGATGTGGATATTTCATTTTATCATTATCGCTGGAGCTCTAGTGGTGAAGAAATACATGCTTCTATATTAAATCGTTCTACTAATATCTGTAGTCTAGTGAAGTGTACTTATAATGGGGAGACCTGGTATGCTATTAATGAAGAAGGGAATGTGGCAAAATATTTTTATTTTGTAGGAAACTCTGTTAATATTTCAAACACCTATATCGCATATTATAGCAGCGACACTAAGGAGGTACTTAACAGTGAAATTTACGGAAGTATTCAGTATGTAAATGATTCTAACATAGCAACAACAAAACTTAATAATAACAAAATATATCATGAAGGAAATGCTAACATTACTACCGGAACCTGGAAATCTGGAAATTTTGAAGCATATACAGAGAATGGCCTATTAATACGAACAAGTAATCCTACTACTCATAAGAGTGTTATACTTAGAAATGACGGCGGTGATTTCTATTTTTTAACATCTCCTGCTAATAGTACATCTTATGACACCCTAAGACCGTTTTCATTTAATCTTTCTACCGGACTTGTTAAAATGTGGAATGGTTTAAGTGTTACTGGGACTATCAATGCTTCAAATGGTTTAATATGTAATGATTCTGTTTACTTTCGGGCAAATACAACTACCGCGGAAATAATTATTACTAAGAGTAATGAAACTTTGATTGGTAGCAATTCTGGAAACATGTACGTTAACTATAGAAAGGCTAGTCTCGGTACTACAGTTACAAATTATATTTGGAATGCAGGGTCTTCATCTACATACGCCTCCCATACATTGGGAGCGTTAAATGTAAAAAGCAATCTTACTGTAGCAGGAACTTCGACACTTACAGGAGATTTAACAGTTTCCGGCAAAATCACTTCCTCTACCGGTATTGTATCTAATGGTTATATTGCAGCTAAAACTGCCTCGTCGTCCTCTGATATTGCATTGAAAAAGGATATAGTGGATTTAGAGAACGCCTTGGGTTATATTTTGAATACTCATTATGTGAAATTTAGATGGAGGGATAATAATGAGGAATCTATAGGTATTATTGCACAAGAAGAACTAGGAAGAGAATACGGTTTCTTAGTACAAAAGCATTCCGAATATCTTTCTTATAATTATGCTGCAACTACTGCATTACTCGGCGCCGCATTGCAAGAGGAAGATAATAAAGTAGAGAAACTCAAAAAGAGAATTGAGGAGCTCGAAAATGAACTTAATACTATTAAAGAATCATGGCTGCATTAACAACAGAAGATATGGAGATTTATGCTAATGGTGGGGGAACACTACAGCATTATCTCGGAACATCTGAAGCTGATTTGAAAACATTATGCTTACTCCCTACTATAAACAAATGGTCTAAAAACAAACCAATTGAATATAATAAGTATGAATCATTGACTGCGACAGAACGAAAGGAGGGACAAAAATATGCACAAGGATATAGATGGGGTGTAAAAATTGTCGGGAATGCTAGATTAGATACTATTCATGATTTTACATTTGATTATGATAAACCGACAACATACTTTAGATTAACTGATTTTATTGGTTACGACAAGAATGCAACAGCAGATGTATATGGTACAGAATTAACTCCTAAAGTGTATAGGGACCTTACTGGTTACCAATATAGGGTTGAAGTTAACATAGACTCAACTAATAGCACGGGAATTAGTATTAAACAAGCATTAATGGATGCTTTATCAATGTCTGGTAAAGCAGAGGTAATTGCTTTTGCGAATATATATCCGATTTTGATAATAGATAAGAAAGCGTGCGTTATGAGAAATACCACAACAGGCGCTGTTACTCCAATATATGCAAATAAAACGTGGTATAAAGCATTTGATGCTAATGTACAAAGTGTTTTATCCTCATATAGTAAAGGTACTGCAATTCGTATGACAATAGGACTTGTTGCATATAAATCTGGCGGTTCTGCATCTGGAATTGATATAAGTGGCAATTGGTTTGATCTCAATGGAATTTCTTTTACGGATTCAGTATTCCCAGTTCCAAATTTATTGTGTCTTAATAAAACCGTAGACCAATATTATTCGGATTACGCCTGCGTACTTACAGGACTTACTGCAAATCGAGAGCATCTTTCTTTTGGTTTTACTATGACTCCGACACCAGATGTAGATATAGAAATGGTTTTTACAGCAAATGTAGGAGGTATAGCAGCAACAGTTAATTATACATATACACCAAGCTCTATTCAGTTATCTCCACAGATTAAGTGGAGTGATTTGGGTTATTTTACAAACCCAACACTTGGAACTAAAATTACAATTGTAAGTGCCTCTGTAAAATATAGAAAAGTGGGAGATACGCAATGGACAAATGGTACCGGATTAAGTAATTATGAAGTTACTATTTCATCGATTTGATAAAGTAATACTTTATCAAAGTGGCTATATTTTATTAACAATAATTTAATTATATTTGTAAAGTTATGATTACTTATTCAAACAAAACTCTCAAAGAGAACGTAACGAGCACTGATGGTGATGTTACGATGAATGGTTCAATTGAGCATTCTGACGGGAAGCTCATTTCAGCAAATTTTAACAATATTAATGTTGGCAGCAGTTTTGGTTATGCCAATATTGATATGAGTGGGAACGTGTCGTTATCTGGTTTTAAGTCGGGCGACATTGAAGCAGCGAGTAGTGCCGTTGCTGGGTGGATCGATGAGATAAATCTGCATATTAATGGCAGTCATTAATTACAAACTTGAAACGATAAAGGCTTTCATCGAAAAAGTGAAGGCCGATTTCAAGTGCTCGTATCCAGATATAGGTCAGATTTACGAGAAGGGAGTTGTTGCGAAAGCCGCGAAATATAAGCCTATTCGAGTAAAAGGGACAACTATCACAGATGCGCAACGTAAAGCATTAAACTATGGTTTCGCTCCGATCCCGTATATTGATGTGACCGAGGTAGAACAGCATCATGTGTGGGAATATCAGCGGCCACGAGGCAAAGAGTACAACGAATATTTTCGTCGCGAAGATGTCTTAAAATCGGACGGAACATGGGGCTATGACAAAAACGCAGCATCGCCAATTCAGTTCGGGAACATAGATCTTTGGAACGATAATGGTGGGTGCGCGCTATACTTTAATTCAACAGGCGTTACTGGTTATAATCCAGATACATGCGTAACTCTACAAGACTGCATCGGAGATTATTATGCCACTAGCCGTTATCCGTCAGTTTTAATTAGCGCTGGAGTATCAAACGTGGTACTTGTATCATCTGGCGTTAACATCAAGAAGGTAATTGAAGAGAATCAAGGCGTATGCACAATAGAGTTTAGTGAAGATGTGCTTGATTTGTTGCAGACGGTGAAATTCTCTGGAAAGGAATTGACATTTACTGCTTGTCTTTCTCTTCTATCTTCTGGGAATGCTTCTGAAAACCTTTCGCAATACGATGCCCGCTCTTTGGAATTTGACTATAACACCTCAATTGGGCATACCAAAATGAAATTTAAAGATTCGATACAGGGGCTAATGGGAGCGGTAACCTCAGCAATGTTGACGTACATTGAGGATGTCCCTGGTTTGGGTTCTTTGGGCGGAACGTGGCGCAAATATAAGTTGGGCGACGTAAGCGCGAAGCTTATTACTCCTTCTACGTGGAATCGTAACTACGTAGAATTGAAAGTATATTACACGGTTGAGCAAAATGCTGGATTTGTAAATGCCTCGGCCTCTATGCCTTCATCTATAATAGAATTTGGAGGGCGTATGGCTATTTCTGGACAAGGCACGACTCAATCAGGTGTAATCCTCACAGCAGATGGGCAGAAAGATTACTATCTATTCGTACCGGCAAACGTATCGTTATCTAATATCCCTATAGAAGTGCATCTCTACGCTTACAAGGCAGGAGAAGCAAATGTGGCATTAGGTTCAAAGACAATAACATTAAATCTATAAATTATGACAGAAGAAAACGTAAAAAGGCTTAAAGAAGGCCTGGTGGTCTTTATCGCATTTGTATGGGCGATGCTCGCAATAGCATGTTCAATGCTTATACTCAATCATCTAGGGGGCTCTTATGTCGGCCCGGCACTATTTAATGCAGGCTTCCATGCTTTTGGAATTTGGTATTTTGTGAAACATTCAAAAAAATAATATATGAAATATTATCAAATAATTATGGCTGCGAATGGCGGTGTACTTGAAGCAACTTCTTTGACGCTTCCGGCCAAGTCCGCTTATCTCCTTTACAAGTTTCAAAAGGCTATACGTTCCGCATTGGATAAAGTGCAGCAGTCCGAAAAAGAACTATTGAAAAGTTCAGGCATAGATGACCCAGAGGCGTTTGACAAAAGACGGGAGGAATTGTCAAAAATTCAGGATGCTACGGAAGAGGAACGCTCAGAACGCGAAATGTTGATGTCACAGTTTGAGAAGTTCTGCGAGCTCCGTAAGGAACTCTATGAAGAGGACGTTCAACTTGATGTCAAGGCGTTTGATTATGACAGTTGGCACGCACTAAAAAAAGAAAACAATAAGAATGGGCGAGATATATTCTCTCCGCTAGAACCTATTCTTGAAGGCATACTCTGGCTAGCTCCAGAGGAATAACGTTTCATTTCCTTTATTGGGGACGGCTAAAAAGCCGTCCTTTTTTGGTATTGTTTTGTGGCATAGGGCTATATAAATATGGCTTTTTCTAAAAAAATCGGAAATGATGTGAACGGTAATTAGGCATGAGTAGTTTTGCAGTGTAGACTAACAAAGGTCTACATAAAAAACTATCATATGTCAGAAGAAAAAACTTTTGTATTTCCGGAGTCTTCCCCAGGTGGAAGCTCTGTGGATCCTAACATGCTCCTCGCTATGATGAATGGTGGTGGAGGATTCGGTAATGGTAACTGGATATGGGTGCTATTTCTTTTGTTCTTCGGATGGAACAGTGGGTTCGGAGGATTCGGTAGAGGCGGAAATGGTCTTGCTAATGAAATCAACAATGATTATGGGCGCGGACTATTGCTACAAGCAATAAATGGAAACGGCACAGCAATCTCGCAACTTGCAACGACCTTGAATTGTGACGTCAACTCGATTCAGGCGGCTATCAATTCCGTGCAGTCAAGTATTCAGTCCGTCGGTAGTCAGGTAGGCATGAGTGCGCAGCAGGTTATCAACTCAATTCAGTCTGGCAATCAGGCATTGGCTAGCCAACTTGCACAGTGCTGCTGCGACAACAAACTTCTCGCAACTACGCAGGGCTACGAGAATCGGATTGCGACTCTTCAGCAAACGGAGTTGCTTGGTTCAAAGGTCGATGCTAGCACAAGCGCTGTAACAAAAGCTATCTCGGACCAAACAAACTTAATCAACGACAAGTTCTGTGCACTCGAAATGAGAGAGATGCAGAGCAAGATCGACGCGCTCACGACAGAAAAGGCTACTTTGGTTGGGCAGATAAGCCAGAGCCAGCAGAATCAGTACATAGCAGCAATGCTTGCCCCTATACAGAACGAAGTTGCACAGATTAAGGCTTCTTTGCCTCCTACTGTGGCTGTGCCATATCCGCAGCTTCAGGCCGTGCCAACATCGTACGCTCTTGGTCAATGTGCTAGCGGTGCTTTTTTTTACTAATGGACAGTGGGCATAATAGAGAGGTTGTATGGCAACAGTAAATCCAATCAACTATTCAAGCAATAGAAGCGGGATACCACGTATATCGAGCACAGGTGTTGCAGTTAGTTCGACTAATGTTCAATATTCATTTAATGCGGACTTTTCGTTTAGCCGGAATTATAGTGGAGTTCTAATAGTTCGTCTCCAGCAGGAAATCCCAGCCGGAACAACTGATACTCTCCCTGTAGTATTAACTTCTTCGGCTGGGACGCAAGCGATAACAGCGAAAGGCGGAGCTGCGGTTACCGTTGCTGGCTTAAGCGGAGCTGGCATCTACTTGATGTATTTCGATAGAGCAAGTGGCATTTTACAACTATTATAGTATAACAAATAATAATCTGGCGATATGTTTCAGAGTCTAAGAACAAACAGTCAAATATACATTTTGCACAAGGGCAGTACGCCATCACTTGAAATTGGTTCTGTGGTTAGTGTGTCGTCTCCTTCTCCTAAATATCAGATGCCACCACTTTTCGGGCAGCCGCAGGAAATGGTCGTTGATGTTGTTGTTAAGGTGAATAACCAAGACATCACTTATCAAAAACTTCCGGCCGCTGCGGATATTGCAGATTTCGGGACTGGTGGTGTTGTGATTGCTGATAATAGAGAAGCAATGAACGCAGAGGTTTTGAGCCTTAAGAATAAAAGTCTTGACGCGATTAATAGCGTTGAGTATCATAGAGGGGTTGTCTGCGGTTGCGATGAGATTTTGTCTGGACTTAATCCGGAATTTGCGGAGAGGAAACAACAACAAGCGGAGATCGATGGACTAAAAGCGCAAATGTCTGAACTTATACAAATGAATAAAGACTTACTGATGCGTTTGGACTCTGGAACAACCGCCACAAAAACAGGAGGAAAAAACAATGGCTAAATATTGGCAGATAAGAGAGTCTTACGGCAACCGCGAAACAGGCATGAACGAAGACTATGAGTGTGGATACGAAGATGGCTATAGAGATGCTATGCGAGAGGTTCGCGAACATGAGGAGATGGGAGAACGGTCATATCGAGGTGGCATGAACGGAAGACCAAACTCATATGTTGAAGGCGAGGATCGCGGAATGTTAGGTGAGCGAAGAGGTCGAGGGACCATGGGGCGATATAGATAGAAAGTATGTGCAGGAAAAGACTTGATATGAAAGAGCCTATGCCTTCTGGAATGGAGGAATACCTGTCCACGTATGGGTGGCACTTCAGCAAGAAGATGTGCGAATGGGCAATATCCAAGATGAGGAGACGTGCTAAGGATTCCGCACAAGAAGAGCCGATGCAACTATTGGCTAAAGAAGACGTGGATACTATTTTCAGACGATATGGTGTAGATCCTACTTCTTATACAGCTTACGATGCGGTATATATATACCACATGTTAATGTCTGATTTCTATGGTATCTCTTTGGTTGATGAAAGGCATTTGGTTCTACACGTCAAGGCGTATTTGGATGATGTGGATGGATACGATGAAATAGCACTGACGCGATTTTATGCTGATTGCATCGGCCGAGGCGAGATGCCTCCATGGGAGGACTGCATATAATGATTCGGCAATGGGTATATTTCCCTGCATGGGATTGGACAATGGTTGCCTGCTTTGATGTGGCAAGTGACGATGCTGGAGCGGTGTTGAGACTTCTTAAAACCGCGGGATGTTCATACGAAGTTTTTCTACGTGCGGAACAGAATCTTTTGCGGGAGGGTTTAAACACTGGGCTGACATACTCGAATACAGACAAGCGAGTGTCAATAATGGTGGTAAAGGAAGCCAGTGATCCTGCTCAATTCTGGAATACATTGGATCACGAAAAGGGGCACGTAGCTACACATATTGGCACTGCTCTTGGAGTTGAATGCCGAGGAGAGGAACAAGAATATATTGCCGGGGAAATCGCACAAGAATTATATCCTGTTGCACGGAAATATATACATTGAGTAAAATTAGACCGCTGCGCTACATGCTTTAAACTAAATTAGCGCAGAGTGAGTTTTTAAGAGCCATTAACCGAGTAGGCGTATTATGTGCTCACTCGGTTTTTAATATGGATGTAGTACTGTACATATCAAACCTGAGCGAAGATATTGGCGCAAAATTCTTACAAGAGATGGGAACTAAAGAGCCAATTCCGCCGAAAGGAACCTTAATACAAGGATTGAATGAGGCCAACGCTCGTCTCACAGCGGTCCTTGGACGGTTCATAGAATTGAATTATCAAGAATATGCCGATGACTCCCTTGCTATCGGTGATAGATATGTCTATAAATTGCTCCTTTCATCCAGAAGAGCATCTGGCAAAGTGCAGTCTATTGCAGACTTAATGCACTCTTTTCTTGTTAATTCGGTGTTGTCTAAAGTGTATACAATTTCGAGCCATACTGAAGTCGCTCAATTGCACGAGCAAATGTCAATAGCCGATGCGAAAGCGATAACTCAGATGTTACACAGTAAGATTCCTCCAACACTATGATAGAGAATGTTTTTATAGAACCGCGGACTAAAATCAGAAAGATAACACTGCACAAATCACAGATTCTTTATGATATAGACGCAATGACGTATAAGTTGTCAGAGGTATCGGTTGACGGGGAGGCCGGAGACCGATTATCTACAGATACTGAGGATAGACTTGACGGGACACTTGTTTCTCAATTCATCGAATCTCGTGAGGCGACATTAAGGAAAAGGCTAACTTTTTGCTTGTCGAAAGAAGAAATTGAAGAACTTGATAATACTGGCACTCTCGATGCCGACTACGTATTCATATTTGAGTTACCGCATTCGTTTAATGATACAGGGCTAAAGGTGGCCGTAAAGTTAATGCACGATTATATAGTACGCGGAGCTCTCGCTGATTGGTACAACATGCTTGGAACCAAGTTCGGTATTCCTTTTGAGCAGCAGGCAATTGAAGACGAGCATCGTATTGTTGATATTTTTAGAGTACCGGGATTTGTTCAACATCCAAGTTTCATTTTACAAAAAAATTATAAAAATAGGTAAGAATGGCAAGAGGGATAAAGACTGGGGGTCGAAAGCGAGGCGAACCAAATCACATAACGGCAAAGGCGAAAGACATTATCGTTGATATTGTCGATGGGAATATTGAGAAGGCGAAAGAGAAATTGGAAATGATTGTTGATCCTAAAGAATGGTTGATAATATACATCAAATTATGTGAGTTTGTAATTCCAAAACAGCAGGCGGTTAACATGACCGCAAAAACGGTGGTATCAGATTTGCGATCCGAATTGGCTGAAATGGCAAAAGAAGATTAGAAGTCATGTTTTAATCAATAGTTATAATATCCCGAGAGAGAGATGTCGTGAGATATCTCTCTCTTCTCTATAAGTCTGGAATTAGATTAACAGCTTCCTCTTTTTTCTTGTCGACGATTTTTGCGTATATCTGGGTAATAGCAATACTCTGGTGTCCCAAAAGTTTACTTACCGTATATAAGTCCGCGCCGTAGGTTAAAGCAAGTGTTGCAAACGTATGCCTAGCAACATGAAAAGATACATTCTTGTTTATCCCAGCATTTTTAATCCACTCGTGGATATTGTCATTCACCATTTTTGGGTTTTTCTTCTCATAGACGCAAGCATCTAACGATGCGCCATTCCTTTCCGGAAGCCATTTTTTCGCGTTCTCTGAAATTGGCACAACTACAAGCCTTTCCGTTTTCTTCATAACAATTTCTATCTTCCCCTCGCTAATCATGCGCCAGGTGACCCTACATACATCAGACCACCGCAGCCCAGTAAAGCAAGAGAACAAAAACATACGTTTATCATTATCGCTTTTACAAGGCGTATCTGCCAACAAACGCAATTCTTCTATCGAGAGGTGCGCCCTCTGCGTCTCAATACGCTTCGGCGTCTCTGATGCTTTGAGCCTTGCGATAGGGTTTACAGCAATGATACCTTGCCTTACTGCTTCGTTAAGCAATATCTTTATGGTAGAGAAATAGACACAAATCGTATTTGTAGACAAAAATGCAGTACGCTTAGTCTCTATGCTTCTTTTTTTTGCTTTTACGATTGTCGTCGGTGTTACGTGAAATTGTTTCGCGAGTTCTTTTACCGATGTCGTTTTGGCGGCTTTGGCAATCTGATTTATTGTCTCTTTTGTCAGAATCAAATTATATTGATAATGATAAGCACGGTTTCTAGCTCGCGCAGAGTCGTAATTTTTAAGAAATTCCGCAAACCCCTTCATTAGCTCTGGAGTTATATCAACGACTTTGACTTCCTTCCCTGCGTATTCGATGAACAATCCAAGGGCACTAGTTATCGTTTTACAATAAGAAGGACTCGCCCGCTTTTGGCAGTCTTTTAGTACAGAGTCTCCGAAATCCAGCATTGTTATATGACGTTGCAGTGGAGATACAATTCCAGCCGAACCGCTTTGAAACTCAATAATACGTTTTGATAGTATCGTTTCTGCTGCCGCATAGGCGTTCTTATTAGCGGCCTTGACGGCCGCGTTCTTTTCTGGATTCAGATAGATATGAAGAGTTTCGTATTTGCGAACACCATTCATGTAATAGTCGAGATACAGAGAGTAGCCACCGTTCTTCAACTTTTTCTTACGCAGAGCAATAGGACCTTTATTTCTCATAATTTCGAGTAACAAACGAGCAACAAAGATAGTAAATTTAAGGTAGAATAATAACTAATAGAGTAGACTCAACACGAAAAATCGGACATTCGTAAATGGTTGATACATTGATATATAGAAATTTCGCTTTGGACCCAATAGACCTATATTTGCGCCATAATGAATTGATAATCAATCATTTATAATAATAAAACTCAAATTTGTCAATTTTAAAATAGCTAAAGTTAATTGGCATTGCTCGTTTCAATATATTAATTCTTTATTATTCCGTTGTTAATGAGTGAATTAACCTTTTAATTGCGATGTTGAA